CTTCTTGCTCAAATCAATCTCGAAGCTGCGACCGTCAAAGCTGAAGGTCACCGTCTCGGCGTTGGGAGAGCCATCGAGGTCATCTGTGGTTACCACTGTCTTTGCCATAGGCGCATCGTCCATCACGATCAAGTGCATAGTCAAACCCCGGAGAGTGACTTTTCTTAAGTCGCCGTCCTTTTGGGCCGATTAACCCGGAACTAGGGACGATATTGATGCAGTTCGTCCAGCCTTTGCGTTGCCGCACACCCTCTGCGGAACAGCCGCGGACGCGGATCTCCTGTCTTCGACACTGAAAACAGCGACGCCGCCCTGCGCAGGCGGACTGTGCGCGGGCAGCGCATATCTCGGCATATCCGTCTGCGCCACCGCAGTGATTTTGTTGACACCGGGCCCTGACCGGTGAAAGCGGCTATGTAGTCACCCGACCCACTTCCGGGTCCCAGGACACGGAGAAAAGCGGCCGGACATCCTGCAATGCCGCGGGCCGGGGCATCATCGAGCGTGCGATTAACCGGTCCCAGCGAACGGTGCGCCGGTGTGTCAAACCGGCGGTATCGCGCGGCGAGAAGGTATAAGGCCCGGTCACCCGTCCGATCAGCAGCGATTGACCGCCCGACACCAGCACGCAGATGTCGTCGCCGGGTTGAACCGCCTCGACGAATTCGGCGAGCGCCCGCACCGCCCGCGACGGCCGGCGTGACGGGTCGACCTGCAATTCGCGCAGCGCGGCCAGGTCTCCGGCCGATGCGTCCGCCGGAACCCCGGCTGCCGGCCCGAATCCGATCACGCCGGTGAGCACCGCGCGGCCCAGCGCATGCTCGGACTCCGGCCGCAGCACCCACAGAAAGGCACGGGACGCCGAATCCGCGGCAGCGGTGACCGGATCCGCGTCGGGCCAGAAGTAATCCAATCCCTCGGGGCTTTCGGGGAACAGCGGTCGGTAGAACTGCGGGTCCTTGGCGATCAGCTGGCTTCGATGCGAGCGGTGCAACCGTTCATCGCCCAACCAGCTCGGCAGCAGTTGCTCGCGCCGCAGGTCGGCCTGGCTGAGTTCGCGAACCCAGGGCGCGAATTCCGCTATCTGGTCGGCAGTGGAATCACCATGGCCGCGGCCGGTCCACACCCGCACGCAGTCAAGCCCGTAGCGCACCAACGCCGGCGTGCGCCCGCGCCACATTCGCACCACCGGATGGTTCTGCCAGCCGTAGTCGGGCAGTTCCAGCGCCCGTAGGATCTGCAGGGTCTCGACCCGCTGCTTGCCCAGCCGCTGCCTGTCCAGCGCATGCGCCGAGGCCAGGAAGCTCGGGTACGGCAGGAACGTCTGCATCTTTCCAGAGTGCCCCACGCAGCGGGCTGCGACTGTCTGGCGACTGTCTGGCTGCTGTCTGGCGGCTGTCTGGCAACCAAGCTCGCTCGCGCCCGCCGGAGCGGACCCACGCGCGCTTCTCGGGTGAGTGATCTTGACGTGCCGCATCGGCAGGTTCTAACGTCAAAAATTGTCGTCGCTAGAGAGGCCGAGCGCACTGCATGAGCCTGCTTCCGGGAACCGAAGAATCGCACTGGATGCTGACCGCGCCAGCTGCGTCCCGCCCGCCGCTGACCCAGGACCTCACGGTTGACGTCGCCGTGATCGGGGCCGGCATCGCCGGGATCAGCACCGCGTGGGAGCTGACCCGCGCCGGCCGCAGCGTCGCGCTGCTGGAGGCCGACCGCATCGCTGCCGGCGTCACCGGATACACGACCGCCAAGCTGTCAGCGCAGCACACCCTGATCTACGCCCACCTCGCGAGGCGGTTCGGGGACGAGGCCGCCGCGCGGTACGCCCAGTCCCAGCAGTGGGCCATCGCGCACGTGGCGGAGGTCGCCACCGAGCTCGGCATCGACTGCGACTTCGAACAGCGCCCCGCCTACACCTACGTCGAGGACCCGGACGCGGTCGCAGAACTGCAGGACGAGGTCCAGGCCGCGCAGCGAGCTGGACTCCCGGCCTCCCTCACCCATGACACGCCGCTGCCATTCCCGGTCGCGGCCGCCCTTCGCGTCGAAGGACAGGCGCAGTTCCACCCGCGCAAGTACCTGCTCGGCCTCGTGGACGACATGATCGCCCGCGGCGCGCACGTCTACGAGCGGTCGCGCGTCGTCGATCTCACGGAGGGGTCCCCGGCCCAGGTCGTCACCGAACACGGCGCCGCCGTCACCGCCGAGCACGTCGTGGTGGCGACCAACTACCCGATCTTCGATCGTGCGCTGCTGTTCACCCGCCTCTCGGTCACCCGCGAGCTGGTGATCGCCGCCACCATCGCAGAACACCTGGCCCCGCACGGGCTGTTCATCACCACCGAGAAGAACACCCGGTCGGTGCGCAGCGCTCCCTGGGACGACGAAAACCGCCTGCTGATCATCACCGGCGAGCACTTCACGCCGGGGACGGCGGAGGTGACCGGCCAGTGGGAGGAGCTGCTGAGCTGGACCCGTGAGCAGTTCCCCGCCGCCCAGCCCGTCTACCGGTGGGCCGCCCAGGACCCCAGGTCCCTCGACAAGGTCCCCTATATCGGCCCGTTCCACCCGGCGGCGCACAACACCTGGGTCGCGACCGGCTTCGGCGGCTGGGGAATGGCCACCGGCGTCCTGGCCGGGCGGCTCCTCACCGATCTGATCACCGGGCACGACAACCCCTGGGCATCGCTGTACGACCCACGCAGGATCAAGCCGCTCACCGAAACCGGGCCTGCGTTGAAACTCCAGGCGAAGGTCGCCCGCCACTTCATCGGCGACCGGCTGAGCTCGCACGTCGACTCCGTCGACGACATCCCGCCCGGCCACGGCGCGCTCACCCGGGTAGACGGCCAGCGCGTTGCCGTCTACCGCGACCCGGCCGGCCAGCTGACAGCGGTGTCAGCCACCTGCACCCACCTGGGCTGCCTCGTGCACTTCAACGACGCCGAGACCACCTGGGAGTGCCCCTGCCACGGCTCGCGCTTCGCCGTCGACGGCGCCGTCCTGCAAGGGCCCGCCACCCGCCCGCTCGAGCCGCGGCGACTGGACCCGGGGGGCAGCTGAGCCGCGGGACAGCTCAGCCGGGGGCGAGCACGTCGCACTCATCGGTGGCATCGCATCAGACGTTGAAGCGGAACTCCACCGAATTACGTTGCAGAAAGACATGACTGCTAGGGTACGCCCGTGCACCGCCGCTGCGGCCTCTACGCCCGCCAATCCAAGGGAGATCTCGACGGGATCGACCGGCAACTCCCCCGCCTGAAAGCGCTCGCCACCGCCCGCGGATGGACCGTCATCGACCAATACCTCGACGACGACGTCACCGCCTCGAAACCACGAGGAGACGAGACCGGCTGGAAGCGCATGCTCGACGACGCCACAGCAGGCCTGATCGACACCGTGATCGCCGTCGACATAGACCGGCTGCTGCGCTCGACCCGCGACCTGAACACCCTCATCGACCACGGCCTCATGGCCGTCACGGTCGACGGCGAGATCGACCTCTCGACCGCCGACGGCGAGTTCCGAGCGACCATGCTGGCCGGCGTGGCCCGGTTCGAGGTCCGACGCAAGGGCGAGCGCCAGTCCCGAGCGCAGCAGCAGCGCGCCGAGAAGGGCCGACCGGCCAAGGGCATCCGGGCAACGGGGTACACCCTGCAGGGCGAGGTCGTCGAGGCCGAGGCCGAGGTCGTGCGCCGCATCTTCGACCGGTTCACCGCAGGCGACACCCTCAGGGGCATCGCCGCCGACCTGGAGCGCGACGGCATCCGCACCCGGCGCGGCGGCGGCTGGTCTCCGTCCACGGTGTCGTCGATCCTCCGAAACGCCCGATACGCCGGCCGGTCGGTGTACAAGGGCGCCGACGTCGGCGCGGCCATCTGGCCGCCGCTCGTCAGCCCGGCGCAGTTCTCCGCGGTCGCCGCCCGCCTGGATGACCCGAGGCGGAAGACGCGCGGCGAGGACACGGCGCGCCGGCACTTCGGGTCCGGTCTGTACTACTGCACGTGCGGCCTTCGGGTCCGGTCAAGCTCGGGAATGCGGAACGGTGCGCACCGGTACACGTGCCGTCAGGGGTGCTTCTACCGCAGCGGCCGCCCCGTGGACGAGTTCGTGCTCGCGCTGATCCGGGAGTGGCTGGGGCAGCCGGACCTGCGCGATCTGCTCGCGCAGCCGGTCGACCAGCCGCGGCTGAAGGAGCTGACTGCTGAGCGCAAGGACCTCGGCAATCAGCGGCTGCGGGCCGAGGCGGACTATGACGACGACCTGATCGACGGGCGGCGCTACCGCACCAAGATCGACAAGATCAACGCCCGGCTGGCCGCGATCCGGGCCGAGGAGGCGAAGATCGTCGGGAGAGTGGGCGCCGATTCGGTGTTCCTCCACGAGGACCCGGTGGCGGCGTTCGACGCCTCTCCCCTTGCGATTCAGCGGCGCGTCGCGGACACGCTGATGACCATCACGCTTCACCGCGGGGCGCACGGCAGGCGCGCGTTCGACCCGGAGTCGGTGCGGGTCGACTGGCGCGCCGACTAGGGCAGCGCGGTATCTCGGTCAGCGGTCTCGGCCTTGCGACCAGGCGTGGACGGTGGTCGGCGATCGGCCGATCGCGGCCGCCACCTGGCGAATGGAGCCGTGGCGGAGCGCCTTCTGGACAGCGGCCTTCCGGGCTTCCTTGACGGACTGCTCGTCGGCGTCACACTTCGCGAGCGCGGCCTGCAGCGCGGCGACGACGGGTTCGGGAAGAACGTCCGGCTTTCGGGGGCTCACGGGCTGAATTGTTCCCACAGGCGAATACGTTACCACTTGCGGATACGTTACCGCTGCCGGTAACATTATCGACATGACGACGGCGGGACAGACGATGAGCGGTGTGGCAACTATTGCCAAGGCGGTTCGGGACCCGAGGAAGGGCGACGTGATCAGCTGGAGCGAGCTCCGGAACGGCCGTCGGCAGACCTACTCCGGCAAGGTGCAGACCGTCCACCCGGACCGCTGGCTGGTCATGGTCGGCCCGGGCCGGCTGCACTCCCTGGCGCGCGAGGACTGGGAAGCGACCGGCGAGATCACGCAGCCGGTGCCGGTGCGGCTTGCGCTGGTGACGGCGTGAGAGTCGCGCAAAGAGCCGTTACTCGCTACGTTCAGGGTCGGGACGTGGTGGTCGGTGACGTGCTCGACTCCTTCGGAACCGAGGGCTTCCAGATCCTACGGTTCGGCCCGCTGGACTCGCCGCTGGAGCCGATCACCGGCCCCGGCCGGATCGGGTACAACCACCGCGGCGAGGGCATGGCCGTTCACGACAACTACCCCGTGCGGCTCCGGGTGGCGTCGTGACCACTCCCTCCGACCAGAGCGGCCTGCCGCTGCACCTGCGGCCCGGCTTCGACGGTGACCACAGCTGCGAGTGCGTCTTCTCGTGCGCTGATGACCCCGCCACGGCCTGCTCGCGGTCAGGCGATTGGCATGTTCACCCGGAGTGGCCATGCGCGGTCCATCCTGATGCGCCGGGTGACCGATAGCTATCGCCGCGTGAAACGACAAATCCCCCCCACCCCGCCGAGGAATCGGTGAGGTGGGGCGGATTTGAAGCCGGAGTGATACCGATCAGGCGGCTGCCAGGGCGTCCGGGTAGGTGACGATCAGCCGCTCGTGCAGCAGCTCCAGCGCCTCCCGGCGCCGGATGTAGAACGTCATCTCGGTGACGCCAAGTTCGGCGATGGAGTCGCGGTGCCGGCGGCCGTCGAAGAACGCCGCGTGCAGGACCAGGCGCAGATGCTCGGGCAGTTCACCCACGGCGGCCCGGAGATGGTCGAGGACATCCCGGTCGAGCGCGACCTGTTCCGGGCTCGGGTCCGGCTCGGCCGGCTCGACTGGGTGGGCGTCGAGGCTGGTGAATGCCTCGCCCTTGCGGTACCGCGGGCCCGGACGGCGGTCGCTCGCGCGCAGCTCGTCGAACATGGCGCCTTCGATGCGCCGACTCGCGTAGCGGCCGAACGGCACCCGGCTCGCCGGGTCGTAGCGGTGCGCGCAGGCGACCAGGGCCTCCATGCCGGCCGACTCCAGCTCGTCGCGGTCGACGAAGGACGGGAGCCGCCGGCAGACATCGTTGGCCACCGAACGCACCCGGCCGAGGTTGTCGAGGATCAACGCCTCGGCCAGCATGGGGTCAGCTCACCCTGTTCTCGTAGTGGACCGCCTCGCCGACCGTGCCGGGGGTGCCGTCGGTGCCGGTGCCGCAGCCGGCGCCGCCGAGCCCAGGGCCGGGGGTGATGCCGGTCGCGCCGAACGACTGGTCGTAGATCTTGACCCACCAGCCGTCGCCGCCGCCGGAGCCGCCGCCGCAGTTGCCGTTGCCGGTGACTCCGGTGCCGTCGTCGCCGCCGGGCGCGCCGTCGCCGCCCTTGATCAGGTACATGCTGTTCGGCCCGTGCACGATGGTGCGGGCTGCGAGCGCGAAGAACTTGCCCGGTCCGCCGGCCGCGCCGCCGTAGTTGACGCCGTCGCCGGAGCCCCATCCGCCGAAACCGTAGTGGCGCATCTTGTACGCCGACCCGGCCGGGCGCCAGGACAGCAGCCTGATCCAGTTCAGCCACTCGCGCTCGGCCGTGAGTTGCCCGTGGTACGGCGGTCCCGCCGCGCCGTCGCCACCGACGCCGCCGGGGTAGGGCCCCGCGAGCAGCTGGAGCGCGTCACCCTGACCGGTGTAGCCCTCGCCCATCGAGTCGGGGAAGCCGTCAGCGTCGAGGATGTCGCGGAACACCGCCCGCCGGTCGACCGCGTCGATGCCGCGCAGATCCATCGTGCCGTTGATGGTCCAGGCGCCGGTGCAGCAGATCAGCGGCACCAGCTCGTCGGCCCAGGGCACGGTGACCGTGACACCCTCGGGGATGGTGATGTCCGTGTAGTTGCCGGGCTGGATGACCATGCCGTCGGTGCAGACCAGCGCGCCGTCCTCGCCGTTGCCGTAGATCCACGCGCCGAAGCTGCCCGAGAAGGAGCCAGCGGGGCCAGCGGGCCCGACCTCGCCCTGTGGCCCCTGGGCGCCGGTGGCGCCTGCCGGGCCGGCCTCGCCGGTGTCACCCTTCGCGCCGGCTGGCCCTGTGGCCCCTGGCGGACCCTGCTCGCCCGCGTCGCCCTCCGGTCCTGCCGGCCCGGGCGGGCCAGGCTCACCGGGAGCGCCGTCAGCGCCTGGCTCACCGGGCGGGCCCTGTGGTCCCGTCTCGCCCTGCTCGCCCCGGGGGCCGACCACGCTCAGCACGGGCAGCGGGCTCTCCACTGGCGCGTCGATCAGGGCGTCGAACAGCCACAGCGGGCCCTCGCCCGCGGTCACCTCGAAGGCCCACACCTTGCCCGTGTCGTCCTGGGCGACCGTGTAGTAGGTGCCGATCGGCAGCATGTCGGCGTTGAGCTCCAGCGACACCGCCCAGAGACCGGCGCCGTCGGTGACGGTGTTGATCCGGCCGATGACCTCGGCGTGGCCGCTGTCGGTGAAGGCGGCGGAGTTGAGCCGGATGCTGACGGCTTGCTCGGAGCGGGGGCCGCCGCCGGGGAGGGTGAGCTGGTTCTGGACGATGCGAGTTGCCACGCGGGCGGTCTCCTAGCTGGTCGGATGGGGAGGGTGGGTGGTCAGCGGGCCAGGACGCGGACGTAGGCGATCTGGAAGGCGTCGGGGAGCTGGGTGGTGGCGTCGACCTGCAGGCCGTACCAGTTGGGCATCGCCCCGCCCACCTGGAGGTTGAGCCGGATGTTCATCGGCTGGTCGAAGGTGGAGTCGAGCCAGCTGGTGTCGGTCGAGGTGACCTTGAAGACCAGCCGGTTGTCGATGTACCAGCGCACAGCGCCGGGCTCCCGCTCAACCGCGTAGGTGTGCCAGGCGGTCAGGTCGGTGACGGACGTGTCCTCGTGGCCGCGCTTGGCCAGGTCGCCGTTGGTGGACTGGTGGATGGTCTGCACGGTGGTCTGCGCTCGCGCGCCGGTGCCGGTGCCGACTGACTCCACGATGTCGAGCTCGCCGGCGCCGGTGTTCTCGCGCAGCCAGAACGCCGGCCAGAGGCCTCGCTCCCGGGGCAGCTTCGCGCGCATCTCCCAGCGGCCGTGGACCTGGGAGTGCTTGCCGATGGTGTCGAGGTAGCCGGAGGTGTACTGCCGGGTGGTCGAGAACGCGGTGTAGTTCTCCCGCTGTGCTCGCAGGGTCAGATGGCCGCCGTCGGTGGAGACGTTGGCCGGCCGGTTGGTGACGATGGACAGCTCGTTGCTGGCCCAGGAGTTGTGCCGGACGTTCCACTTCGCCAGCCCGGCGGTGAAGTCGTCGTAGAAGGTGACCCGGCCCCATCCGGTCGGCAGAGCCGGGTGGGACGACGCAGTGGCGGTCGGCGAGGCCGTGACGGTGACGGTTTCCGGGGGCAGCGTCACGGGCGGAACCGCGCAGCGCACGGTCAAGGTTCCGCCTGCGTAGCCCGGCGGGGCGCAAGTCGCAGCGGCGGCCGATGACACCGCCGCAGTCAGGCTGTGCGAGCCTTCGCCAGCGCCCGTGTCGGCGCCCGCGACGGCGGATCCGGCCAGCGCCAGCGCCACGACGCCAGCCGCGGCGAGGTAGGCCGGACGACCCGGCATCAGGGTGCGCCTCATGATGGTTCCTTCCCGGGTCAGCCGGTAGCGGTTGAGATGACTTCGATGTCGAGCGCGTTCCAGCTCGTCACGTTGGCGATGTCGGCCGCTGCGAACGTGAAGGTCAGCAGCGTGTTCAAGTCGGCTCCGTCGGTGCCGACGGCCAGGGTCTGCGCCGCAGCGGTCGCGCGCACAGTGCCGCCCTGGTAGAGCTTCGCCGAGAGGGTGCCGGTGCCGCCGACCACTCGGCAGTAGACCGTCACCGAAAGATCGGTCCCGGCTGCGGGCGTCTCGATAGCCGGGAGCCGGTAGCGGGCCGGCGCCCCGTTCGGGTTGACCGGCGACACGACGTAGGCCGATGGAACCCGGGGGTGGGCCGAGACGGCAGCGACCGGGTCGCCGCCAGCCCCGACGACGGTGTAGCCCGACGCTGAGACCAGCGCGATCGGCCGGACCACGGAGGCCGGCGCAGTGACCGTCACCGCCAGGGTGGTCGTGCCGGTGTCGCCGGACGAGTAGGTGGCGGTCAGGGTGACCGTCTTGACGCCGGCCGAGCCGTAGTCGTGGCTGGGCGATACGCCCGAGCCGGTGGAGCCGTCGCCGAAGTCCCAGGCGTAGCTGACCACCGGGTCGCCGCCGGCCAGGGTGGAGCCAGAGGCGTCGAACGAGGCCGTCAGACCCGCAGTGCTCGCGCTGAACACCGGCGCCAGCGTGAACGCCGCGGTGACCTCCCCCGTGGCGATCACCGCGTCCAACGTCCAGGACGGGCCGGTCGCGCCGGCCGCTCCAGCGATGTCGTAGGCGCTGGCGAACATCGACGTGGTGCCACGGGTGACCCGGCTCAGCGTGGTGAACACCGAGCCCACGAGGTGCTCCTGCTGGGTGCTGGCCACGGTCGCCTGGTAGGCGATGATGCCGAACACCAGGTCGCCGATGGCGGCGATGGCGGCGGCGGCCGGCGGAGTCTGCGAGCCGGCGTTCGCCCGGGACGCGGTGTCGCGCAGACGGACCGGCTTGTCGACCGGCCATTCAGCCACCACGCCAGCGACGTTGACGCTGGTGGACCCGTTGTGCACGGTGACTCCAGTGACGCCGCCAGCCGGAACCTGAATCCACCAGATCTCACCGTGACGCTGCGAGACGCCGGGGGTGAGCAGCGGGGCCATCGCGAGCTGGTTGCCGGCGCTGTCGGTGACCGACGGGATGACACCCGAGGCCAGCTGCGCGGAGAATCCCGCCACGATCAGCGAGTTCGGCAACGTGGCCGGTATGGCAGCCGAGGCCACGTCGGACCCGAAGTTGTTGATCGCCGCGAAGTTGCGAGGGGCGCTGGGGAATCCGGTCATCCTGTGTACTTCCAGACTCGGTGGTAGTCGATCTCGAAGGTGTTGGGGAACTGAGCGCGGACGATGGGCACGCCGGCCCGGGAGGTGGCGCAGCTGCTCGGCGGGGTGCCGCTGCCGGAGATGCAGGCGTTGAGTAGGCGGGAGTAGCCGAGCGGGTCGTCGGGGTGGCCGACGTACTTGCCGTTGATCTGCGAGCCCTGGAGGTAGACGTTCCAGAACTGGTCGATCGAGCCGCCGTTGGTGGTCCAGTACTCAGCCTGGGTGTCGACGTAGTCCCAGATCTTCACGCCGTCGACGTAGGCCTTGAACCGGACGTACTTGGAGGGCTTGGTCGGGTCGCCCGGGGTGGCGCCGGTGGCGTCGGTGACCGGGTAGCACTCGGTGCAGAAGGTGTGCCAGGCGGGGGCGTGGGTCGGGTTCTCGAAGAACGTGCCTCCCAGGCCGTCCGCGCTCCGGTTCTTCGACACCGAATACTGCGTCAGGAGCTTGCCGGTGGAGTCCCGTCCGGTGGCGCGGTGCAGGGTCGCCAGCGTCCGGCCGGGCACTTGGGCGTGGAAAATCTCCATGTCGTCCAACTCGACCATGCCAGCGCCGCCGTTCTTCGCGGTCGACCACCAGGCCTGCCAGATGCCTTGGCCGTGAGAGATCTTGGCGCGCATCTCCTTGCGGTGGTACAGCGGCAGGAACCAGCCAGCCGTCTTGGTGTCGAGCATCCCGGCGGTGAACTCCTTGCCGCCCACCGCTTCGCGCTTGCTGATCAGCTTGAGCGAGTTGCCGATCCCGTCCGACGCGGGGCTGACGACGACGTTCCGCTTGAGGTACAGCTGGATCCGGTCGGGCGCTCCGAACGTCGAGTTGTCGTAGGGGTGCCAGCGCGTCGGGTCCAGCGCGCCGGTGAAGTCGTCCGAGACGAGCAGGGTGTAGCCCGGGTGGGTAGCGGGAGGATTCACGACGGGCGGCGGGAGTGGCGCCGGCTTCTTCCAGCCGGTCCCGGCCCGGGCAAGCGAGGAGCGGGGCATGAACGTGCCACCCTTTCGCCGACGCGGAACTCGGGACGCCCAGGTGTTGCCCGCTCGAGCGAATAGCCCGCTGGGCGCGGTTGATGGCGCGGTGGCCGCGGCGGTGATCTGGCCGATGTGCACGCGTGCACCAGTGGGCCCGCCTGGTACGACGGCGGCGGTGACCTGCCCAATGTGGACCTGGGCGCCCGTGGCGGGCGTGACCGTGGCGGTGACCTGCCCAATGTGGACCTGGGCCACTAGGTGACCTGGTCCCAGAGGTCGTTATCGGCGAGCACGACGCCGGGCAGTCCAGCGGGGTCGGTCGGGCCGACGAACAGTCGGACCTTCGACGTGTCGCTGATGGCGGTCGGCTCACCGCGCTTGGTGCGGTACTTCGCCCCGTCCCAGAACAGCACGACGAGGTCGTTATTGGTGCCGAGCAGGCCGCTCTCCCAGTTCTCCATGTCGGCAGCGTCGGCCGGCGTGCCGCCGGCTTCGCCGTCGCGCCACTCGGGCTGGGTGCGGCTGTAGGCCAGCCCCATCAGGAGCCGCCCGGGTGTCGGGGCTGGTCGATCGTGGCGACCTGGTAGGCGGTGTCAGGAGGCTCGTCCTGACACCGCCTGAGAGCGTCACGCAGGTCATCGATCACTGCGATCAGCTCCCCCGGGCGGTTGGTGTGCGGCGCGAGCCAGCCGGCGAGGCCAGCCACCAGCGCCGTGACGAACACCGCGACCGGTGCGGGCACCGCAGAAATCGCCTGCACGGCGTGCAGCGCGTCGGCCGGTTGACCCCAGAACAACACTCCGAGCAGCCAGAGGATGAGCGGAGAGACAACAGCCCCGCCGCCGGCACCGGCGTAGACCTTCGACTCGATCGGAGCGCTCATTCCGGCCCGTCCAGCTGCTGGCCGAGTTCGGTGACGACCGCGGCGGCGAGCGCCTGCACGTCGACCGCTTCACCCGCGGGCAGGGTCTTCAGCCGCTCAGCGATCCGTGCGGGCAGCTCGTCCAGCGCCAAGCGGGCCATGTTGGCGCCCTTCGCCTGGCCCAGGATCGCCGCGAGCATCTGCGCCACCGAGCCGTCGAAGTCGACACCGCCGAGCGAGCGGTTCACGAACGCCGTGGCGACGTCAGCCGCCAGTTCCTGCTTGTCCCGCTCGGGCCAATCCGAGTACGCCATGTCGTCCTCCTGAGGTTGTTCGCCGGGTAGCTGGAGCACCCAGGGCCGGGTGTCGTCGGCCGCCGGTCCGTCCACGACGGACAGGTGGCAGTGGGTGTCGTGCGGGTCGCGGGTGCCCGTGTAGACCAGCCAGGTCCACGGCTGGACGCCTCGCCGCGCAGCTACGGCCGGACCGTAGAAGATCCGGCCGTAGCTGATGAAGTAGGAGATGCGCGGGTCGCGGCTGAGTCGCAGGCGCTCGCCGAGCCACTTGCCCAGGCTCGGCTCCTGCGGGTCGCGGGTGTCGTCGTCGAAGTCCTGCGCCCGAACGACGCCGTTCTCGTCGGGGTTGTGATCGGACTCGGTGCGCGCGTGCGCCTCGTCACCGATGGTCCCGTCCGACGCCTTGTCTCGGTTCGGAAAGCGTGCGTTGACGGGACTACGGAGCACTGGCAGGCAGGCGGCGTTGCGCCAGGTCATCAGGGTCGCTCACCTTCGACGTCCCCGGCCGCCAGCTGCTTCTCGCGCTTGCGGTACGCGATCCGGAAGCGCAGAAAGGACAGGACGCGGGCGACAATCAGCGCGTCGATCACGAAGCCCGAGACCACGCGAAACACCATCGTGTTCGTCACCGGGCCGGTGTAGCCGCTGCCGTCGGACTGGGCGAGCAGCACCAGGGCGCGCAGGTACCACAACAGGAACACCGCCACCAGGGCGTTTGCCTCGATGCCGAGGCGGCTGAACGGCCGGGATGGCCGGATCAGCAACAGGTGACTGCCCAGCGCCAGAATCCCCACGATGATCATCACGTACGCGGCGACCAGCAAGGTTGATCCTCCCTATCTCTTAGGCCGACCGGCGCAGTCGTGCGCCCGCGATGCCCAGCAACCACTCGACCCAGTGGTTCGCCTCGTTGTGGTCGCTGAGCTTCTGCCGGACGTCGGCGATTGCCGGTTCCATCTCGCGCTGGGCAGCCAGGTCGGCGAGTGCCTGCTTGTGCGACTCGTCCGCAGCGGCGATCGCCGCGATGGCTTCGGGTGAGGGCTGGACGGGTCGGCGGCGGAAGCGGTGGATCACATGCGACCTTCCCGATCTTTTGGGACGTGCCCGAGCCTTTCGAGCACGGCGGTCAGGGTCTTGCTGCCTTCGAGAGCCAAGCCCGCCTGGCTTTGCGCGGTCTGCAGGCTGACTCTGGTCAGCTGGTGGGCCTCGCGCTCCTTGTCGAACGCTGTGCGCCAGGCGTCCCGGTCCGCCTTGATGATCTCCACGGCGACCTTGGGGATCAGGATGCCGCTCAGGACGAGCGCGAGCATGAGGCCGCCGGGTCCCCACTGAAGGAGGATCGAGAGGTAGTCGGGGTCGGTGGCGCTGTCTGCGACTGCACTCAGGATGCTCTTGGCCATGGGGGGTAGCTGCTGCATCAGGCGTGCACGAATCGGGCGGAGAACCGGGACAGCGTGGCGGCGGCGGCCGAGGTGAGCAGGTTGCCGCCGGAGTTCTGCCACACCTGCACCTGGACGAAGTCGCCGGTGTCAAGGCTCAGCGTGTCGAACGTGCTCACAGTGGTGCCGCGCCCGGTGGCCTGGTTCGCGCCGCGCTCTTCACGTGCGCGCACCTCGGTGCCGTTGACCAAGAAGTTGATGAACCGGCTACCGTTCGGGTTGGGCATGAACGTCGAGGCGGCGAAGAAGTCGTAGTCACCTGGGCGGACACAGAAGATCTTGTTGGTCGAGGTGGCCGCCACATACATCCCGGACGGGTTGCGTCTGACCACGTCGAACGTGAGCACCGGAGTGGTGTTGTCGCCGATGGTCTGGCCGAGCGTCTGATTCGTGGTCAGCACGCACAGCGGGAGGTTGCTCAGCGCCGCGTCGACCGCCTTCGCCATCGCTTCCATCTGCGCGGGCCCGTTCGGCGCCTCATGCAGGCCGGGATACGGGAATCCCCAGAAGTCGGTGTACTCCATCGAGTGCGCGCTCCTACGGGCTGGGGGTGGTTGGGGGGACGCCGCGCGGGACGCCGAGGATGATCGGAGAGCCGGCGATGAACAGCACGCCGACGGTGTCGCCGACGGCCGGCGTCTCGCCGTAGTAGCCGGCCTGCACCTCGTCGCCGCGGACGGTCACGGTGAGGACGCCGTCGGTGATCGCGGTGACCTCGCCGTTGGCGTGGGCGAGGTCTTTCGACGCCGCGTCCGCAGGGGCGAGTGTGTCGGCCAGTGCTTGAAGCTCCGTGTGGAGGCTCATGCGGTGAAGCCCAGCTCGGTCAACAGATCCTCGTATCCGGTGGGCAGGATCGACCTGCACTGAATGCGTTGCACGCCGGTCGGCAGCAGCGGCACGGTGAACGAGCTGGCCACCCGGATCTCCGGTTTCGCCGGGTCGCCGCCGGGGGTGACGACGCCGATGACGTCGTCGGCGTCCAGGGCGGCGTTCGGGACGCAGGTCACGGTCAGCTCCGATGCCGCGCCGAGCAGCTTCGACAGCTTCACGATCGCGGCGACCTGCATCTGGTTCGGGCTGTAGAACGCCGGGCTGGTGATCTGCTTGGGCTGGAAGCCCAGCGGCCCGTGGATCGAGTAGGGGTCGTTCTGGTCGGTGTTGGAGGCGATGACCCTGGGCAGGTAGAGGCCTGCGGCGGTGCTGTCGACGATGACGGCGTTGAATAGCTTCGACCGGTCCCGAGTCCGCTCGGCGCCGAGCAGCGCGCCGCCCTCCCGGGGGCGCACGGTCCAGACGGGAGCAGCGCCGGGTTGCGGCGCCGGCACTCGGCGCAGTACGGCACGCCCGTCGGGCGCGAAGTACGCCTGCACCGACGATGCGACGGCGATCTTGCGGATGGCGGCGTCCCGGTCGCCGTCCGCCCACATCAGCGGCCCGGCGGGTGTCACTGCCGATGAGTCGAGCTGCGCCCACCCGGGGAAGGGGTAGGCGGCGTTGGGCCATGCGCCCTCGACGAGCCGCTTGATCTCCATCCAGGCGGGGTTGGCCGCGACGCTGGACGTCGGGTCGCCGGGCCGGCCGAGCTTGTTGCGCTGCACGATGACCGACCGATCCCGGCAGGTGAGCCTGAGCTGCCCATCGTCGTCGTAGTCGTGGCTGTCCTCGTCCACGACGAACACCCCGAGCGGCACGGTCTCTTCGGTGTGGTCGATGTAGCGGACGGTCTGGGCGACGGTGATCTCCCCGCCGGGGGCGCCTAGGGCGTCGACGTACTCCGCCAGCGGCGGGACCGTCATGCGGAGTTCACGGCGGCAGGACGCGCCGCTGTCGACCTGCACCTCCCCGCCGGTGATCGTCAGCGGGGTCGACGCGCCGGTGAACGGGTCGTAGTGCGTGGCGGCGTACCGGACGTCCCGCCAGGTGCCCAGGCTGTCGAGGTAGAGCTTGCTGCGCGGCCACATGTCAGGTGCCCGCGATTCCGGTGAGCACGCCCCGCCAGGTCTTGTACTTGGCCAGGACTGCGGCCCACGTCGGGCATTCGAGCAGCAGGTCGGCCCAGCTCCGCTGAGCGCGGATGCCGCCGAGCGGCCTGGCCACCTCAGAGGCCGGCAGCCCCCAGATGCGGCAGCTGTCGGCGTAGACCTGTGACCGGCGAGATCGGCTGATGTCGCCGAACCAGACCCAGCGGTATTCGGACTCGTCGGTGAACGCCGGGTAGACCATCTGTAGCAGCAGCGGCGCTTGGTCGAAGAACAACTGGTCCAGGGCGTCGCGCTCGGCCTTGGTCAGGGTCTTGAGGATCACCTGGAAGTTGGGGGCCTTGCGACCGCCGTTGGACACGGGAACCGCGTACGGGCTGTCGAGGACGTCGTGCAGGCCGCCGCTGCCGCGGATCACCTCGTCGTCGATGAGCTTGACGATGACGGGGCAGGACAGGGCGGGGATGCCGGGGTGGATCAGCCACGGGTTGGCCACGTCCAGCCGCACGTCGCTCGAGGTCAGCCGTGCGCCGGTGGTTGGCACCCACTCGTAGCGGGCCAGCTGGTTGTAGCGGATCTCGTAGTCGTAGCCGACCCATGCCCCGGCGGTGAGCGTTGCCGGGTCGCCCTGGCGGACTGGCACGGCGCGGCCGTCGGCGCCGGTGCGCAGCACCTGGCCGGTCGCGCTGCCAGCGGCCTTGGTGATCTCCAGCCGCACCCGCGGCGGGTAGTTGCCGGGCTCCGGTACGGCGGTGATGCCGGGGGTGTCGTCGCCGTCGCCGGGGAAGGCGGTGGGTCCCGGGTAGAACCCGGGGTGAAGGGCTGGCGGCATGGTCGGCTAGTCCCCCGACCGACCGGTTACGAGCAACCGCCGCAGGTCGTTGATGACGCCCTGCAGCTCCCCACCGGCGAACTGGGCGTGCGCGATCCTCTTGCCGTCGAGCTTGACCTCGATCGGCTTGTTGGTGATCCGGGCCAGCTGTAGGACGGCGTTGACGATCGCCGTCTCGGTCCGCGCGGACTGGGCGAGGGCGCGGGACAGGTTGGCGGTGTCCCGGGCGATCGGCGGCCCGTAGATGGCGGCGGCCTGGCGAGAGCCGCCGTGCACGGACCGGTCGAATCGCTCGTTGGCCTTGACCAGTGCCGCGATGTCGCTGCGGGAGCCGCCGGCGAGGGAGTCGAGGATCGGCGATGGGCCGTCCTTTGCGAAGCGCGCGAGCAGGTCCGCCGGGATGGCGCCGCTGCCGCGCAGCTTGGCCAGCGTGGTGCCGTAGTTCTCGTTCTGGGCGGCCTTGGCCTGGAGGTAGGCGGTGTAGTTGCCGATCGACCCGAACTGCGCCGGGTCGGCTCCCTCGGCCAGCTTGGTCGACACCCCGGACGCGAGGGACTGCTGCTCCTCGCGCATGCGGGTGAGGTTGGCGCGGATCGCGGCGACCCGGGCCTGCATCCCTTTGAGGGTGAAGGCGTTGTCCACGGCCAGCGACAGCAGGCGGGTCGCCTGCGCCACGGACGGAATTTGGCCGCGGATGAAGGAGGCGATGCCGTAGGCCTGCCCGCCGCCAGCGGTGACCGTGATGGCGTCGGTGATCACCTTCGGCTTCGCCGTCTTGGTCTTCTTGGCCTTCGCCTTGGCCTTGGCGCGGGACTCGGTCAGCGTCGGGGTGAGGGTGTAGATGCCGGAGCCGACGGTGCCGCCGTCGGCGAACTTGCCGGCGTTGATGGCCTTGAGCAGCGCCCGGTGCCGGCCGGCCGCGGCGGCGTTGATGACCTCTTCCCCAGGCGATGCCCACATGAGGACCTTGTCCTCGCGGGGCCCGCCGGGGCCTTGGACGGTGCCGCCGTCGGCGAAGGCTTGCCGGCCGCCGACCGACTGCTGGTAGCTGACACCGCCGGAGGTCACCACGTTGATGCGGGCGGTGCGGTTCCGGGCAAGCAGTTGCAACTGGTACTCGGCCGACTCGATGCCGTGGACCAGGACGCCCTGCCGGATGGACTTGGGCAGCGTGTTGAGGAACGACCGGAACTCGGCGATCCGGGCCCGGGCTGCGTCGGCGTTGAACTCGGCTGTCGTCCTGGCCGGCTTGAGCTTGTTCAGGTCGAGGAAGGTGTTGATGAACTTCGTGACCTCCTCGCGGTTGGCCCCGTGCGCGACGGCGTTGTCGATGATCTGCTGACGCAGCACCGCCAGTCGGGCCTTCGCGGCATCCGACGAGCGGGCCAGGTCGCCGCTCGCGCCGGCCGCGGCCATCGCCGCGGTGACCTGGCTGAGCAGGTTGCCCCGATTGGCGACCGCAGCCTCGGATAGGCCGGTCACCGACGTCGCCGCGTGCCGGTGCTCAGCGGCCAGGTCCTTCGTGGCCTCCTTCTGCGACTCCAGAGCACGGGCGCCACTGATGACGGCCTGGTCGAAGGCGTTCTGGGTCTGGGCCGAGGTGAGCTGCTTGCCGCTGAGTTCGTCGAGGGCGAGCTTGAGCAGTCCGCTCACGTCGTTCTGCCGCTGCATGGCGAGTGTGGTCATCGCCAGCTGGTCGGCGGTCTTGCCTTCGGCCTCGATGACGGCTTGCAGGGTGGGGACGGTGGTCCCGTAGCGGGTAGCCAGGGCTTGAAGCGTGGACTCCTGGGCCTTCGTAGCCTCGGCCGCACGTTGCCGCGCGACAGCAGCGCGCCGTTCGTACTCGGCCACCATGCCAGCTGCCTGGGCGGCTTGCTTGACGGCCGCGTTCCTACGGTCCTCGTCGCCGCCACTGCGTCGGCTGATCGGGTCGTTGAAAAGGCTCGCACCCTTGCGCGCCGCGTCCGCCACCGCGCCGCCGAAATCGAGCGCTGTATCGACACCTCGCATGAGCTTGGCCGTGATGTCGAGGATGCCGGTGCCGATCGGCTCCAGTGCCACGGCCGTGTCGACCAGGCCCTCGGTGATGTCGCCCAGGTCCTCGGCGACTTCGGGCAGTTCGCGGCGGGCGTAGGCGACGAATTCGGCGAACTTCGGGGAGCCGGCGAAGTCGGCCCACTTCTGAGCCAGGAACTCCGCGCCCTTGCCGCCGTCTTCGAGCAGCGGCTGCATGACCCGCAGTGCGGTGACGGTGCCACCGGCGCCGATGTTCAGCGCCTGCCCGAGGTGCCGGGCAAGGCCAGCGATGGGCCCTTGCAGGCTGGGCATGTACGCCCGGATCTTGCCCAGGGCGCCCAGGACGCCGGGTGCCGCCCGGTCGGCCGCTACCACCTGAAGTTGCGACAGCTCAGCGCCGATGCCCTTGAACTGGGCGCGAAGCTTCTGGCCGGTCGAGGTCTCTCGCGCCTCCGCGTCCGCGAGGCCCTTGTATGCCAGCGCTGCGCCGCCGAGAGCTCCGGTGAGGCCGAGGACGCCGGCGGTGGCCGCGCCAACCAGGGGTCCGGCGAGGGACGCGCCGGCGATGATCGCGCCGAAGATAAGCGGCCCGCTGCCGATCCCGCCCGAGGTCCCGACCCGGCTGGCGCCGTTCAGCCCGTTCATCTGGACGTGCAGGGCGGCGAGCTTCGCCGCGGCGGCAGCGGTGTCGACCCGGATCTGCAGGTCGTCCTTCGCCTTGTGCGACAGGTGGTCGAGCTCGACCTGCAGCGCACGCAGCTTCGCTGCTGCGTCGGCCGCGCTGATGTCGACGCCGATCTTCTGCTGCCCGAGCGCGACCATGCGGGCGCGGATCTCGGCCAGCTCCCGCTGGGCGGGGGTGCTGTCAGCGTCCACGTCGATCTTCGGCAGGGCCGCGGACGCCTCCCTGATCGCCCTGGCCAGCCGGGTGGCGAACTGGCCCTGGTCGACGTTCGGGGTGACGCTCAGCCCGTTCAGCTGGGCTTGCAGCCGCGCGATCCGAGCCGTGGCCGCCGCGGTGTTGAACTGGACGTCGATGTCGGTCGACTGCGCCCGCAGGGCTTGCAGCTCCCCCTGGAGCGCCGCCATCGCCCGCATGGCGTCCTCGGCGCTGATGTCCACGCCGATGCGCTGCCTGCTCAGCGCCTCCATCTGCGCGCGGACCTCTTGCAGCTGCCGGTCCACGTCCGACGTGTCGGCGTCGACCTCGATGTCCGGGATCGCGGCCAGCGTCTCCCGCAGCCCGCGGGAGAACTGGGCGCCGAAATCGCGGCCGGCGATGCCGCCCTGCCGGCCGGTACGCCGCTGCAACTCCTCGATCTGCCGCTGGGCGGCGGTGAGGTCGAAACGCAGCGTGGTGTTCTCGTTGCCCAGCGCCTCCAGCCGGGCACGCAGGGCAGCCAGGTCGGCCTGTAGCGCCGCCTGGTTCGTGGTGATGCGCACGACGGGGTTGACCCGGCCGAGCGCTTCCGCGCGCCGCTGCGCTTCCTCCAGCTCCCGCGCCCACTCCGGCCCACCGGCGATACGGAGGTGAGCGACGATGCCGCCGACGCTCGTCTCGTCAGTCGGTGCGGTCACGGTCGCTCACCCCCTCGTCGTCTGGTGGTCGGAAGTGCCGGGAGAGGCGGGTGTCGGCGTACAGGAGGCCCTTCACGCGGGTGGAGAACCACCGCCAGGACTTGCGGCGCCACACCTCTTCGAGGTCGACGCCGTACTCGGAGTGGAAATCAGCCTCGATCAGGACCCATTGGGCGATGAGGTCTGGCCAGGTGTGAGCTGGTCGGAGATCATCGTCGGGATCGGCTCCGGCTGGGCGTTCGTACCAGGACCAGAGCCCGGTGAGGGCGTCGTAGACCCCTCGTCCGGCTGGGTCGTCGGCTGGGTCTCCGGTCCACGGTTCGCCGCCGCCTGGGCGGCTTCCGCTTCCGGGTTCGAGCCCTCGTCCCAGGCCTTCAAGGCCGCCGCCCGCCCGTACTCGATGTCGATCATCGCCACAAAGCCGGCCCGAGCTAGCGCCGGATAGCCCACGTTGTCGGCGACAAGGTGGTCCCACGCCGAGCCCAGCGCTCGCTGCCACAGGTACTCCGGCCGCTTGCTATCAAGATCAGTGTTCGTCCCTCGGAAAACCCCCGACACCTCGAGGCCGACCTCGATGCTCGGTTCCGGAATCTCGTAGACCTTGCCCTTGATCGGCAGGCGGAGCAGCGGGTCCGCGAACTCGGAGAAGTCGCGCAGGTCGCCCATCAGTAGACGGCCAGGGTGGGGTCTGCCAGCACCGGGTTGACGACCTTGTTGCGGGCGCCCTGCCCCTTCAAGGTGAACCCGGCGGTGTCGATCGACGCCTTGGGGCCGCCGTTCGGGGTCCAGGTCACGGTTGCGAGGCCCTGGTATGCCTCCTCGCCGCCGTTGAGGTCGTACCAGAGGCAGTCGACCAGGCCGGCCAGACCTTCCTTGTCCTCGGCGGCGCGGATGATCTCCTGCCCGGGGTCGTAGGCGCCGGAGACGGCCCCGAGGCCGCGCTTGACCGTGCCGCTGTTGGACCACTTGCCCTGCACCTTGGCGTCGGAGCCCCAGAAGCCGCTGGAGTAGTCGGAGTCATCGACTTCGGTGATCGCCACGCCCGGCTTGTAGTCGGTCATCCCGCGAACGGGAACGCGCGGAGCGGTGCTACCGGCCGGACGGACGTCGAGGCGGAACCGGGCCGGCGACTGGCTGATCAGTGCCTCCGGCGCCACCTGCAGCGTGTAGACCATCGAGTCCGAGGCGGTGACGTCGCCGGTGGTGGCGTCGAGGAACCGCACCGGGAAGGACCCGGCGGCCGACTGCGGCGGGGTGCGGAACGTCAGCGCGGTCCCGGTCGGGGTGCCGACGATCTGCGCCGGCACGTTGTTCACCAGCACGTTCTTCACGGTGTTCAGGCCGGTGCCGACCACGTCCACCAGCACGCCGCCGAGCGTGGTGCTCGCGGTCGGGGTGATCGAGGTGATGACGATCGCCATGATCAGGTCTCCTTGGTGTTGAGGGCATGGCAGGGAACCCGAGACATAGCGTCACGGGGTGGAACGGTTCGCGGGTGTATGAACACCACTATGGACAGGTGTATATACACCTGCTAGTGTTGGTGTATGAACACCGCAGCGGTAGAGGCCAAGCAGGAGATCAACCCCGGATGGGGCGAGGACTACGGCTGCGGCCGGGTCGCCTACGTCGTGCCCGGCACCGGCACCTACGTCTGGATGTTCCGCAAGGGGCAGCGGGTCCGGTCCTTCGACGCACGCGGTAACCAGGTCGGCCCGGAACACAAGAACGTCGCGCCGGCTTGCTACTGGGCCGCTGCGAACGCCTGGGTCGACCCCTTCCTGCCGAACCTGTCGCTGGCCTGCATCACCGAGGTCCGGAGTCAGTTGGCCGACCGGCGGCTGGAAGCGCTGGCGAAGCAGGAGAAGGGCGTTGCCTGAGCGCGGCGTTCATACGCCTGGCACACTTCACCGCGTGCCGAATGCCCCGAAAACGAAGATTCGTGGAGTCCGTGTGCCGGACGAACTATGGCTCCCGGCGCAGGCGAAGGCGGCCGAGCGCGGCGAGGATCTGAGCACCGTAATCCGCGCCGCCCTGGAGCGCTACGTCAAGCGCAAGAACTAGGCGGTGCGGCCAGGGGTGGGCCGGATGGCCCTGATCCGGAAGTTCTGGGACATCTGCGACCGGCCGTTGGCGTCGACACCGACCGGCAGGCATGACTTCTGGGTCACCATCACGATCGGGATGCCGGCCAGCTCGAACCCGCCACAGCCGTGAAGCAGCTCGAACGCCCGGTCAGCCGCCGCGACTACGCTGTCACGGTCGTTGCGCCGGCCGCGGTGCCACAGCTGGGCCAGCACGTCGATGTCCGACAGTGCCGGGTCGGCGGTGCTGTCGTAGACGTTCAGCTCGACCGCCTCATCGAAGTCCGACGGCATCGGGCCGGTGAAGACCGGCCGCACGTCACCCGACTGGTACGGGTCGGTGGGCCGGTATGTCCAGAACCCGGTGTCGGCGAGGTGCTGCGCCAGTCCGGTCAGCAGCCGGTTCGTCCACGACTCAGGCTCCGCCATCAGATCGCCTCGCCGATGACCCGGGCGGCGATCTGCTTGGCCATCTCCGCGCCGGCCAGCATGGCCAGCTCGAGGAACTTCGCGTTGCCGTGCGGGTGCGCGGCGGACAGGATCTCGTGGACGAAGATCGCGTAGCCGATGTAGTACCCGAGCCAGCCGGTGTCTTCGATCTCAGCCTCAGGGGAGATGGCTCGCGACTGGAGCAGCGCACCGGTGTCCCGCGGGGTCTGGGCGTCGGACAGGTCGCCCAGGTGTTCCAGGCCGGCGTGGATCGCGGCCGGCCGTGCGGCCAGAGTGCGCGCGGCCACGGCCCGGAGGTCGAGGTCGATGTCGAACGTGAGGCCGCCCTGCATCAGGTGAGCCAGACGCGGCAATGATCAACGTCGGGGTCGCCGATCTCGTTGCGGCTGACCTTGATCACTCTCGCCGTCCGGTCTGGCAGCTTCACGGCGGCCCCTGGCTCGTACAGCCCTGCCTTGTCCAGGTCGTCGAAGAGGGAGGACTCCGACGTCTCCTCGGCGCCGTTGGCGCTGCGCACCGTCTCGCGGGCGTCCTCGAGGTACACGTCTCGGTCTACCGGGTCGCCCGCCACGGGCCCGCGGCTGCTAGATCCGCCGACCGGGGTGACGGTGATTCGGGTCAGCTTGAAGCCCATGCCCTCAGCGAAGGCGGAGACGGTCGGGCTGGCCATCAGTACCAGCCGAGCTCGCTGGTCGGGATCTCCGTCGCTTCGGGCACGACCGAGCCTCCAGCGGCGATCTCGAAGCCGCCGATAAGGTCGGCCGCCTCCAGGATCGCGATCGCGGTCGGGCACAGCGAGCCCGCGATCGACTGCCGGGCCCGGAACGCGGTCACGGACGCCGACAGTGACGTGTCGTACTCCAGTCGGGCCGTGCCGACCGCCTTCGCCTGGAGCGGCGCGGAGTCGCTGAGGCCGCCAGACGCCGGGTCAATGCCAGATTCCACCCACGACGCGACCTGGGCGCACGTCGCATCACGCAGTGCGCCTGTGTCGGCGGAGTCGCTACCGGCGACAGCGGCCGTGACGAGCGCCGACGCCGCCCGGAGCAGGGAGCCCACGTTGTCCGGCGTCCTGGTCACCCACGGCGGATCTGTCTCGACAAGGTCGGCGACCGTGGCATGGATCTGCACAGGTCAGGCCTGCTCTCGCCGCGGAGTCTTCTTGGCCGCTGCGGGCTTGGCCGGCTCAGACACCGTGACCGTGCCCGCCGCGGGCTGCGGTGGCGACTCCGGGAGCCGGTCACGGATCTCGGTGAGCACCCCGTGGATCGCCGCGAGGTATTCATCGGTCACCGTGACCGGCGCGTGGAGTGCAGCCATCAGCTGCCGGAGCCGTTCGACGCGACGGCCGACTTGGTGTCCAGCAGGGTGCCGCCGAAGACGTGGCGGAGCTTGTACTGGATGGAGTCGGTGTCGAAGTCGCCGTCCATCGGCGAGGTGAGGCCACCGCCGACGCGGATGGCGTCGGAGGATTTCATGAACAGCTGCGGGGCGTCGTAGCCGTTCAGGAAGCCGATCTCGCTGATCGGCCGGCCGGCGCCGCCCGGGGCCTGCAGCAGGTACCAGGCGGTGTCGCCGCGGGTGGTGTCGATGACCGGCAGCCACGGGTTGACGACCAGGGTGACCTTGTTCTTCATCCAGTTCGCGACCGTGAGCTGGTCGTTCTCGGTGCCGTCACCGCCGCCGCTCGCGGCGAGGATCTGGGTGGCGTTGATGATGTTCCGCGCGACCACCTCCAGTGCCGGCGGGACCATCAACACGGCGGCGTCGATCACGATCGGGTTGCCGTCGGTGTCACGGTGCTTGGACAGCAGCGTGAACGCTGCCTGCAGGGCGGTGATCGACAGTGCCGGGTTGCCGGTCAGCAGGTTGCCGTTCCCGGAGGTGAAGAACGTCGAGTTCGGTCCGGTCGATGAGACGAAGAGCTTCGTCGCGAACACCGACTCCGAGTTGCGGGCCGAGACGGCCAGGTTGCGCGGCAGCCGGGACATGATGTCGAGGTCGTCGTTGACCAACGTCTCCCATGTGAGCTGGAACCGCTTGCCCTTCTTCGTCACCCGGTAGGTGAACGGGGCCAGGTCAGGGATCGAGTCCTCCGGGTACTCGTTCTTCTCCGGCACCTCCGGCAGTAGGCCCATCCCGCCGTCGACGGTGTAGCGCTTGACCTCCCGGAAGTCCCGGACCCGGCTGGTGCGGGCGAACGAGCGCCACACGGGCTCAGCCTGCTGGTAGTCGGCCAGCACCTGGCGGTCGAGGATGTCCGAGAACAGGATCGGGAAGTCGGAGGTGGTCATCGCCTCCTGCAGGTGGTAGCTGGGCCGCCGGCCGGTTAGAACCTCCTGCAGGAACGTCGCGCACTCGGCGAGGGACTGCACGTAGGCCGGGTCCTGCGACCGGCGTAGCGAGCGCACCGGGCGCCCGCCGCCGTCCTCGCGGCTGGCGAACAGCCGGGTGACGGAGGCTTCCGCGGCCTGGATCGTCTCCAGGGTTTCGAGCAGTTCGGGCATGATTCTTCGCCTCTCAGACCGCGCCGTTGAGGCGGACTCGGATGGTGGTGGTGGCACCGCTGGCCACGGGGTCGAGCGCGGTGCCGTACTTGACGCCGGTGGCCTTGGCGGACAGGTTCGGGGTGTCGGCGTCGACGTAGAACACCGTGTCGCCGGGTGCGATCGCGGTGTTGCCGGAGCCGTTGACGCCCTTCACCGACAGGTCGAACACGCCGACGAAGGCAGTGCTGGTGTTGTTGGCGCTGTTGCCGCCCTTGCCCTTGTCGGTCTGGGCGACGCCGCCGAGCTGCCCGAGACGCCCGGGATCTCCGGACTTCGGGTTGGCGGGGTGAGTGAGCTGGACGCTCAGTTCATCGCCGTGGTTGAAGATCTGGTTGGTGGACATCGTGGTCAGCGCCTTCCTGCGGCCGCGATGGCCGCCGCGTCGTCGCTCATGCCGAAGCCCTTCAGTGCCTCAGTGAGCTGGGTGGTGGCCTCAGCGAGCTTCTGCTGCTCGGCAGGCGGGGTGCTTCCGCCGCCAAGGCCGCGGGGGCGGCCCGCGCCCATCTGCTCGGCCAGGGTGGCGACGAAGGCGGCCTCGGCGGTGATGACCTGGGCGACCTGTGTGTCGAACGCATTGCCGTCCAGTTCGCCCGCCTCGGTGAGTGGCAGGCTGGAGACGGCGCGCTCACGGATGCGGTCCTGGATGGCGGCGGGCAGTGCCCGGGCCGCCTCGGTGGCGAGCGCGGTGTCGAGCCGGCCGCGGGCCACGCCGGCGGCGGTGAGCAGGTTCGCCCGCCTCTCGGCCTCGGCCGCGCGGCTCTCCGCGTCAGCGGCGCGCTGCTCGGCGGCGGTCACGGCCTGCTCGGCCGTGGTGGTTCGCGCGGCGGACTCGCGCAGGCCGCGCAGCTCCGCCTCAGGGACTTCAGGCATGGTTCTTCCTTCCTGGGTGGTGGTTGAGACGGGCTGCGCCGGAGGCGTGGTGCCGACGGGCAGGTACTGGGTGTGCACGTACACCTCGATGGGCTCGCCGCTGAACTGGACGGCTCCGTCGACGACGGTGTAGTGGACCTGCAGCAGGTCGTCGACGTCTGCTCCGCTGCGCTCGAACACGACCCAGTCGTCGGTGTAGTCGCGCACCCAGCAATAGAGCTGGTCGGCGCCGTAGGAGTCGGAGACAGCGGAGCGGAGCAGGTCGCGCTGGTCGGAGGCGGTCAGGCCGTGACCCTCCGCGGCGCGGCGGCGCGCCGCATGCTCAAGGAGCTGTAGCACCCGGCCGCCGCGGCCGGCGTGGCTGACGAAGTCGACCGAATAGCCTTCGATCAGTGCGGAGAACACCAGCCCCTTACGGCCGTCCGCCTCGCCCTGCTCGCCTACCGCCGCCCCGGTGATCGACAGGCCGATGCTCGGGGCCAGTTCGCTGACCATGTCGCGGTACGGACCGAGCACCTGGATGTCGGCCTCCAGCGCTTGGGTGGCCGGGTTGTACGTCGCTCCGCTGGTGGTGACGGCGGCGAGGTCGCGCACAGAGCGGATGCCCCCGCGGTCGGCCTGCTCGGTGTAGCCGGCGTGGTCGAGGTACATGTGCGTGCCGGCAGGAAACGCGGTCGCCCCGTCGCGCTGCAGCATCTCGGCGGGGTAGTAGCCGGACGATCCCCAGCCGGCGTCGATCAGCTGGACGCGGAAGCGGCCGGACTGGCCGGCGGCGCGGGCTGCCTCAACGGGCAGAGCCTGGCGGGCCTCACTGATCGCGCGTGGCATCGTCGGGCTCCTTCGCGGTCGGCTGATCTGGATCGGTGTCGGCCTGGGCGGTCGCAGTGACGCGCCCCAGCTCGCGAGGCGGGACGAACGTCCCGGTCTCGTCTCGGCATTCGTCGATGATCTCGTCGACGTCGCTGACACCGAGTGCGGTCAGCAGCAGCCGCGCGACCTGCTCCGGCGGCAACGTGCCCGTGGAGTCGGCGTCGGCGATGGCCTTGACCAGCTGGGCGAGGTCGTGCTCCAGGATCGAGGGCCAGTCCACGTCGATCGTGTCGTCGGCGTCCGTCGGGAGGGTGACGATCTGCCGGTTCCCGTCCTGGACCCAGCTGCCCTTGAGCGGCCCTTTTGGGGCCTTGACCGACGCTTCGACGGCGTAGCCGAGGACCGCGCGGATGACTGACTCCCAGAGTGACCGGCGCATCTGCATCGCAAGCTCTGTCGGTCGGTCGAGTGTCTTCGCGGTCGCGAGGTTGCCGAGGTCGGCGTCGCCCATCAGCAGCGTGTACGGCAGGTCCAGGGCCGTGCCGACCATCATGGCAAGCGGTCGGCCGGACTCGGCGTCGATCGTGGCGCCGGTCTTCGGGATCGGCTCCAGCTCCGTCATCCCGTCCGACACGAGCGTGGCGCCGGCGGCCGGTCGATGCCCGCCGCCCGTTCCGGCTCGGTTGTCGTCGATCTCGCGGCGCACCCGCGACACCATGCTGGTCTTCGTGCGGGCCTTCCACGCGAACCGCGACAACGCCTTCGTGATCGACGCCCAGTCCTCAAGGAACTCCTTGTAGGCGCGAGCCCAGTCCAGGGCTGCGTACACCTCCGGGAAGCCCCACGGCGAGTCCCCGAGGGAGTCGGTGCGGACGTGCAAGACCGGCGAGTCCCAGTGGACCGGGTTGCCTGCGATCTCCTTCGTGCGATCAGCCTGGCGCGGCTGGAATCGGAAGTCTGGGTACCAAGCGACCCGCGCGCCCCCGACGTGGACGCCGTTGACCTCGTCGAAGACCCGCTGTGTCCATTCACGCTTGTAGTAGCGCCGCTCGGTGGCGTCTTCGGGGCTGGTGACGATGTCGGTGATCTGGCTGGCCGGGATGCGCCGGACCTGCACCCGGCCGGTCAGCGGGCTCGTGAACAGGGTCAGGAAGACGTTGCCGTCGAGCTCGACCTCGCGCTCGCGCTCGGCGTGGGCCTGATTGGAGAACAGGACCGCCTGGTTGCCTTCGTCGTCCATCAGCGCCTGGATAAGCTTCTGCACCTTCTCGTCCCGGGCGGTGATGGTCACTCCCTGGCCCCAGACGTAAAACGTCTTGAGGCGCACGGCGCGCCGGATGAGCGGGTGCGCGGCGTAGTACAGCCAGGCCCGGGCGCTGATCTGCGTGAGCCCGGCGCGGGTGAGCAGGTCTTGGCCGACGCTGGCGCCCATGCGCTGCCAGCCGCGCTCGTCCGCAGTTAGCTCGACCAGCCTCTCCTGCAGCATCAGGTTGGTGTCCTGCTCCGCACGCAGCTGCTCGGCAAGCTCGTCGGTAGGCGACAAGGCGGGTGCGGCCTCAGCTTCGGAGACGCTGCGGGCGAACGGCCAGCGCATCAGGTCTCCTTCGGGCTCGCGGTCATAGATCTGGGCCGATGCTGACCCGTTCGTAGCCCAGGTCGTCGTCATAGACGTCGTCACCGTCGGCTGAGGCCGGCGCCCAGTAATCCAGGGCAACCCGGGCCCCGTACGCGCCCGTGTCGACCTGGTCGTCGTGCTTGGTATTCGGGAAGTCAGCGTGCTCGTCAAGCCACTCGTCCAGCCAGGGCGCGTCCGCGGGCAGCCACACCCGCTTCTGGCGTACCAGCCCCGCATAGGGCAGGGCGCGGGTCAGTTTGTCCACGTCGGCGTGCAGCTCGGCGATCGGGACACCAGCCTCGCCCATCGCGTACACCAGCCGGGTCCCGAACATCCGCGACTCGACATGGGTTACATCGAAGGGCTGCAACCAGCGTTGCCGCAGTGGTGCGACGAACGCCGCGTGGTCGAGTTCGGGCACCCGCTCGCGCTTGCGGTCCAGCACCAGCAGATCCCCCGTCGGCATCACCGCCCACACGGTGGCGACTGTCCAGTCCGCCGACGTCTTGAGCGACGTCGCGAGGTCGATCGTGATGTACCGGAAGGCGTCAGCGAGATCGAAGGCGTCGCCGTCCAGGCGCACCCGGTTACCGTCGAGCGGCTGCCAGAACTGCCAGTCGCCGCGCTTGAAGATGTTGCCCTCGGCGGTGGTCGGGTTCTGCTGGTACACCGAGGCCCACACGTACGGCGACCGGAGGCTCTTGGTCTTGACGAACCAGCCTGGGTCTTTGGTTGCCGACACCAGCTCTTGGCCGGCTCGGCGGCCGGTCGGGTCGTCGTCGCTGGTCGCGATCGCGGGGACGGACACCGTGCGCCACTCCCGGGGCTCGCGGGCCTTGAACCGGCCAGCCATGTCGTCGGTGTGCCAGCGAGTCATCATCAGCACGACGGCGCCGCGGCGCGACAGGCGTGTCGAGCCGACGTTCTCCCACCAGTCCCAGGCTCGTTGCCGGTAGGTTTCGGACTCGGCTTCTGCCCGGCCCTTGAGCGGGTCGTCGATGATCAGCACGTCGATCGGCTGCCCGGTCAAAGCGCCGCCGATGCCGACGCAGTACACCCCGCCGCCTTGCACGGTCTGCCACCGCCCGGCGGCTTGGGAGTCCTTCCGCAGGTCGATCCCGAGCTCGGGATGCATCTCGAGGTCGAGCTTGATGTCTCGGCCCCAGCGGACCGCCAGTTCCTTCTCGTAAGACACGATCCCGATCCGCAACGTGGGGTCGTGCTCAAGCAGCCAGGTCGGGAACCGCCGCGACACCCGCTGGCTCTTGCCCTCCTGTGGCGGCATGAACACCATCAGTCGGCGCGAGTGGCCTTCGGCGACCTTGACCAGTTCGGCGTCGATGAGTTCGAGCGCTGGGGTCTGCCGGGTCGACGGGTCGAGTTCGACCGCCATCAGGCCGGGCGTGGCCCAGCGGCGCGGTTTGACCTCGAACTGCCGGGCCGCGTGCTCAGCCCAGTCGAGGGTCGCTGACACTCAGAGCCGGGGCCAGTTGTGATTGCGCATGCTCCGGCCGCCTTCGTGGTGGGTGAGGTTCAGCGACCTCGCCCAGCGGCAGGGTCGGTCAAATGCAGGGCAGCCCGCACGGCTGGCCGAGGACCTTCTCGTACCGACAGTGCGAGCAGATGACGTAGGTGACCGGCTTGCGGGTCGCCAGTCTCAAGGCCAGCGCCGTGGGCGTGGCGGTGCTGTAGACGAGCCGCGTGGCGCTCACGCGGCACCTCCGGTCAGCAGCCGCAGCTTCACGGGCACGATCTGAGGCACCAGCGCCAACTGCTCCGGGGTCAGGTTCAGCGCGTCGAGGATCTGCTTGATCGCGTCGGCGACCAGCGCGCCCTGCTGCTCGGCCAGGCGGACCTTCCGCTCTTCGATGCCGGCCCTGATGGCCTCCGAGCACACCTTGACGAGGTGCTGGCGCTCTTCCAGGAGCATCTGCCGGTAGATGTGCGGCTTGGCCTCTTCGGTGGTGCCTGCGTCCTCGCCGCCGGTCTTGTGCTTCGTCTTGCCCCAGGTCAGCGCGGCCTCGTCCAGCTCGGAGACCTTCTCGCGCAGCCACGCGACGTAGCCGGCGGTCCACTTCACCTCGTCGAGCAGCGCCTCGGTGGCGGTGGTCTCGATCGGCCGGCCGTAGGTGGTCACAATGATCCTCGCCTTCCGCTCGGTCTCGCGCGCCCGGCCAGCGGCCCGGGCTTTCTTGGTGACCCCGTGGGAGGAGCAGACGTCGAGGCCGACCATGGCCGGCCGGCGGCACGCAGGCCGCTCAACCTCCGGGTAGAACACCCGATTGCCGTCGGCGTCGAGGTAGGACTTCCGGTGCCCCTTGCAGGGACGGGTGCCGGGGATCGCCGAGGCGTGGGCTTGGCCGCACTTCTCGCAGGTCATGGTCGCGGCGGCTGGAAGACGCTCTCGCGGCGGACCGGCAAATCGTCAACCGCACCACACCGGTCGCAGACCCGGAGGGCGGTCCGGTAGCCGCGCGCGAGGTCGTCGTAGGTGGTGGTGTCCACGTCGTGGAAGGCGTGCTCCCGTCCAGCGCAGTCCTGAATCACTCGGTCACGCTCCGGTCCCGAAAAGCGCGAACCCCGGGCACCGTGTGGCTGTCCGGGGTTTCTGGGCAGGGGCTACCTGCACCAGGACAGCGTCGCACACGAACATCACACGCGCAAGCACTTCACTCATGGGGCGCAGCATCGGTTACGGACCGGGCGGCCAGAACCGCATTCCCCCAAGTCTCTGCCACGACGGCCATCCGATCCCGCTCCCGGCACACTGCCCCATAGCCTGCCGTGATCCACGTGCCACCGTCGCGCCGTACAGGCTTCAACCGCTCCGCCTCGGCCGACAGATCCACCAGTAGTCGCTGGGCCTCGGCGGCGGCGGCTTCAAGCGCCCCGATCACCTGGTCGATCATCATGCTCCGATCTGTCGTCGTTCCGGGTCGGCCTTCACGCGCGCTACGACCTGACCCACCCGGTACAGCGGCTGCTGCCCGGTCACTGAGCACGCGACCTGCTCGATCGGGTGCTCCTCATAGGCCAACGGCGGGTCGCCGGGCTTCCACCGTGCCGCCTTGGACGCCCACTCACGGGTGCGCTCGGCCCAGTTGCGGATGGTGGCCGGCTTGACCCGGTATCCGGCCTCGGCCAGGGCGTGGGCGATGACAGGGCCGGGCGCGATCTGGTCAGCTGAGGCCTTGTCGATCCAGGCGGCCTGGTCGTCGGCGTCGTACTCGGCGCCACACTCCCGGCAGACGATCGTCTTGGCGCCAACCCGCGCTTTGAGGTCCGCACCGCAGGGTTCGGGGGCACCCACTTCGAGCTGGGGGTAGATCCTCTCACCGCCACCGTCCACGGCCGCGCTGATGGTGACTGGTCTCTGCACTGCCCGGCAGGAGCCGGCGTAGCGGTACTCCCGATTGTCGACCGCGGCGCGAAGCTCGGACTGGAGCGCCTTGAGGTCGGCCAGCAACTGCGGCGCCCACTCGTCCTGCCGAATGGAGTCGATGTGCGCGACAAGCCATGTGGCCATGTCCTCGGTGCGGTCGAACAGCGGCCCGCCGGCGCGGATGGCGCGGCAGGAGTCGTGCTGGCAGCCGCCGACCGGGTGGGCTGGCCCGTGGTATCGCTCGACACCGCGGCTCTCGCAGAGGTGGCGGATCCAGGTGGACAGCCCGTTGCGGACCCGGTCGGCCAGGTCGGAGGCGTGGACGTCGAACGGCAGCGGCGACTCGGCTGCCTTGGTGGGCTTCCCGCCGCCGCCTCGGCTGGTGCGGGACTGCCGGGTGATGGTGACCTGGAGGTCGGTGAGGGTGGCGGGCAACTCGGCCAGGATCCGCTCGAGCACCCGGGTGCACCGGTGGCAGAGGTAGCCGTCGGCGCTGGGTCGCTCGCAGTCGGCGGCTTGGCAGGTGGGCTGGTCGGTCACTCAGTACGCGCCTTCCGGGTCGAGGGGCCCGGAGTGGCCTCGTAGTAGGCCGCAGCGCACCAGGACGCCTCCCGGGTCTACGGAACCCAGGATCGCCCGCTGGACACTCGGGCAGGGCTCGGTGGTTGTTGCTTCAATACGGGCGGGCTGGTCTGGTACGGGTCGAAGGCTCATTCGGTGTCTCCTAGGTCGCGCAGTACCTGCTCAGCGAGGTCGCGGAGGGCTTCCAGGGCGGGGCAGGCGCCGACGGATCGGCCGTAGGGTCGATCCAAGGTGGCCGTCATGCACCACGGGTTGGACGCGTCCCGATCATGAAGCGCCAACTGCTTGCGGAAGGTGGCTTCTACTGCCCGCCAATGGTCAGGACCGGAAGCGGCGATCATCCGACCAGCAGCCGGGCTCAGCAGTTCGACCAGCTCGCTCAGGGCGTACTCGCTGGCAATCGGCTGCTGCCGTTCGGCCTCCTGAGCGACCCGTCCGGCTGCGTCTGCTGCTCGCGTGAGCAGCTCAACAGTGTCGACTGATATGGGGATGTTGGGTGTAGGCGCGGTCGTCGCTGCAATGTCGTCATAACGGCTCATAGGCGCTGCCTCAGCCGCGGTCACCTCTGGATCGGCTAAGCCTCGCCAGTGGTGCCGTAGGACTTCGTCCAGGACTTCCCAGGGGGGCGCCTCGCGTTTATTGCCACCCGCCGCTATCCAGGCCGCGCGCCTTGCCTCGTAACGTGCCCTGGCTGCGAACTCAGCGGCTCGGTCCTCGTCGGCCAGCAGGGCACGCATCGGGTCAGCCATTGGGCTGCACCTCCCCGCCCCAGGTGATCACGCCGGAGTGCTTGCCCTCGTGACCTTCTGGCCGGACGCACCGGACGTCTTGGCTCTCGTCGCGCTCGCTCTCGGCTTCCCATAGCTGGACCGGCATCTCCGCGACGCAGGTGGCTGCCCGGCGTGTTGGGTGCTCACCGCTCATCGCTGGCCGTCCTGCTCAGCGGGCGCCGCGATGTTCTGCTGCTCTGGGCCGCATGACGGACACTCAGCCCCGACAGGGATCGAATGAAGGCCGTTGTGGCAGTAGGTGTGGGCCACGGTGAACGCCGCTGGCGGCGCGTTGCGGTATTCCTCGATCGACCGCTTCAGCGCTTCGACGTCAGTCGTAGGCGGCAGGCCAAGGCTGTGCCGATCGAACTGCTCCGCTGGATCTGACAGCAAGGCGTCGAACGTCGGCTCGGTTGGGGTAGCCACCGGGCCAGCGACCGGCTCGCAGCAGTCGCGAATCCGACCCTCGACCTCGGCGCCCTCCTCGTGATGGTGGAACACCTTCGCGAACTCGCCATCGGTCAGCTGCTCCGGGGTAGCTACCGGAACAGCAGAACCGGCGGCGGGCTCCTCCAACGCGATCTCGGCGGCGTGGCGGTAAGCGTCACGCATCCCGTTGAAGGTGTCGCGGGGCATGTACTGCGCCGATGCTGGGCAGGCTGATCGAATCTCAGCGGCGATCCGTTGCCGTTCGTCGGCACGGACACGGGCGTCACGCTCGCGGTTGGCTGACAGCTCAGCGCCAAGCATCTCCAGCGCGTCCTCGTAGGTCACTGTTCCGGCCGGGATGATGCCGGTGACAAGCTCCGTGATGAACGAAGCCAGTCGTGTCCGCTCTTCTGCTTTGGCCTCAGCTTGGACACGGGCAGCGATCTCTCGACACAGAGGGCGCAGGGTGGTGAGCACGTCGTCCATGCCGCTGGCCACCACGTAGTGAACACGGCGCCCAGCCCACTCCTTGATGACAGCGTCGACCGCTTCCTCTGTCACCTCGACAGGTCCCGCAGGCACCGACGACACCACAGGAGACGGCGCGGACGCCACCTTCGGGTAAGCCTGACCGCATGGCACGCACTGCCAAAACGTGGTCATGCCGCGAGTGAACGAAGCCGAGACTCGGCGGTCAGATCCGCAGTTTGGGCAGTCCCGCTCGACCGGCTTGGGCTCTCCCGCCACCGACTCGGGCAGGATCACTCCGGCAGCGCGACTCTCGGCGACGGCCTCACGCAGCCGCTGCCCGGCGTTGTCGTCGGTGTCCAGCAGGTGGCCGACGATCCCTGAGCCGTGCTCCTCCAGCAGCGTCATGACCTGCTGCGCGGCGAGCGCCAACCGCATCTCTCGCTGCCGATCAGCTGTCACCTCGGGGGCGTTCACGACTGCGAGTCACTCTCAGATGAGAGTCTGTAAGCCGCACGAATGCGTTCGGCGACTTCGGCCGGCGGCGTCCCGGTCTCCATCGCGTGCACCCAGACGTCCAGCGCCGAGCCGTAGTCCCTGACCCGGACATCGGCGTCACTCAGCATCCGGTCGATGATCTCGCGCAGGTGGGGCACTGGCCCGGTTGTATGGGCAGCTGCCTGCCTGCGACGGGCATCGGCAAGGATCGGCTCAACCAGCCCGTCCTCCAGTCCTGCCACGTAGGCGTCCACTTCGGCGAAGGTCGGTTCGGTGCTCACGACTGCACCGCCTGCAGCCGGTCGATCTCAGCCGCGATCAGCGCGCCAGCCTTGACCAGCTCACGGACCCGATCATCCGGAGTTGGACGCCAGAACCGCGCCGCCCACGGCCAGGTGACTGGAACGCTCGGCGAGCCTGCCTCGTTCGCGGACTTGAAGCGCCGCCAAGTCGAGGGGATTGCGTAGGCGCAAGCAGCCAGCGCCAGGGACTCGTCCACGTGCTCGGCATCGTGCCGCTGGCTGTAGCCCTCTTCGTCGATCTGCCGCTGCCGCTCGGCTGCGATCAAACCTGCTCCGGTCATTGGCTGCGTTTCGGTGCTCATCAGGCTGTCCTCGTCTCGGGTTGGGTGTCCACAGGTCCGCCCACCGGCGGGGACACGACAGGTCGGTGATCGCATCTGGCGATCGGGTCACGGGTGACCGGATCCTCGATGAACCCGTTGTCGTCGCAGCGGCCGCAGTTGTCGATGGCCATGCGGCAGCTCAGCGCTTGCGCCGCGGTGGTCGTTTCGGCGGCGCCGGCAGACTTCTCACCGGCGACCATGCAGCCCCGGCAGGGCGGGACCTGGTCTTCGGGCAGTCCTCGGTGTGCTACGCATCGGGGGGGCTGCGTGGCGTCGGGCGGGCCTAGCGTTTCGTGACGATGCCCCCCTGGGATGAGTTCTACGGAAGTACTTCTTGTCTCTATCTCTCTCTCTACCTCTGGTGCGTTGCTGACCCGTTGCAAAGACTGTTGTTGCAACGTTGCAACGCCGTTCCCATCAGGTTTCGCGCGGTGCTTGCGGCTGCGCTCGGTGACGTTGTCCGACTCGGGCTGCCGCTTCGGCCAGTTCGTCACCACCATGACGTCGCCGTCCCAGTGCAACATCACCAACCGAACCATCAGGTCGACGGCCGCGGTGACCTCGCGTTCGCGCACGTCGGCGTAGTCGGCCAGCTCGGGCAGGGTCATGGGCAGCGACTCGGTCACCATCAGCCGGCCCGGCACTGGCGACTCGCGCGCGGCGGCCATCACCGCAGTCCATACCCAGCGTTGCGCCGGCGACAGCCTGCGAACCTTCCGGTCGGTGATGGCCTCGGTGTAGAACCGGAACCACGGCATGGGCTTGCGAGGCATCAGGCAGGCACCTGCTCCGACTCGCCGGCGTCGAGCTCGAACAGACCCGGCATGTCGAACTCGCGCTCCTTGGCCTGCAGGTACTTCACCCCGTCCAGGAAGTAGCCTGGGTTGAGCTCGACAGCACGGCCGCGGCGGCCGGCGTGCAGCGCCCGCACCGGCACTGTGAACAGCCCACCAAAGGGGTCGAATACCAGATCCCCGGGGTTGGAGTAGCGCCCGATCAGCCGGTCCACGATGTCGAACTGCAGCGGGCAGACGTGCATGGTCTGCGCTCGGCGTGACTGCTCGGTGTTGAGGGTAAGCATGCGGTTGACGTCGGTCCAGACCTCGGAGTGGTGCGATCCGGGGGCGATGGCCATGAACGTCGCCGGCAGCGCTCCCTTGGCCTCCAGTGCCTCGCCGACCTTGATATGCGACTCGTAGTCATAGACCTGGGCCAGGGTCTGGGCGGTGAACAGCCGCGACATCTGATCGACCGGTAGTGCCGCCAGCTCGTCAGGGGTCAGGTGGCGGTTCCCCGACGATCGCCAGAAGGCGTGGGCGTCGACCTGCCAGCGCGCCCTGCTGTACTCGGCCTTCGACTTGGCGACCGGGACATCGGCGTAGCCGCGGCTGCGGTCGGTCTGGGGCTTGTGGAATAGGAGGATGTACTCCGGTGACCCGACGCCCATTTTGGTGCCATCCTTGCACTGCTCAGACCAGCCGAGGCGGTAGGTCTGGTTGTTCTCCCGGACGACGTCGGTGACGACGGTGATCATGCCGAGGTAGTCGAAGCCGTGGCGGCGGCCGTGCATGAGCGCTTCGGCGTGGAACGGTGAGGAAGTGGGGACGCCGGCGCCGGTGACGTTGCCGAACAGGATCCGGTCCTTGACGTGGCAGGCGTAGATCCGGCCTGGCCGTAGGACGCGCAGCAGCTCGGGGGTGAGGAAGTCCATCTGGGCCCAGAAGTGGTCGTTGTCGTCGGTGTGGCCGAAGTCGTTGTAGCTGGGGGTGTACTCGTAGTGGTTGGAGAAAGGGATGCTGGTGACGATCAAGTCGACCGAGTTCTCGGCCATTGACCGAGTCTCGTCCACGCAGTCGTTGTTCGCGACGAGCCACCCCTGTCCGGAGGCCTCGATTCGTTCGACGCCGATGGAGCGGGTCAGGGCGTCATGGACGCTGACCTGGTTAAGGCCGTGCTGCCGGATGACGTTGCTCATGGTGGCGGTCAACTCCTTGTGCTGCTCCCATTTGCGCTGCAGCGTGCGCACGACCTCGCGCTCGGACTCGGCGTGGATGATGTCGATGCGGACCCGCTCAGGTTGGAGGAAGCGGTGGATGCGGTGGACGGCCTGGATGAAGTCGTTGAACTTGAACCCGACGCCGACGAAGATGGCGCGGTGGCAGTGCCGCTGGAAGTTGCAGCCTGACCCGGACAGCTCGGGCTTGGTGGCCAGCAGCCGGGTCTTGCCGTCGGAGAAGTCGATGACCCGCTGCTCGCGCACGTCCAGGTCCAGCTGCCCGAAAACCTCTACCGCGTCCGGGATGGCCGCCTTGATCGCGCGCCGCTCATCCTCGAGGTCGTGCCAGAGGATGAAGTGATCGGCCGGCGCTTCGGCGACCAGCCGGGCGGCGACCGCCACCCGCTCGGGCAGGGTGTCGCGCTTCTCGCGGGCGGCGTCAGCGACGCCGAGGTTGCCGCCGCGGAATAACGGCACCTGGCCGTCGCGATCAGCCACCGCATGGGAGTGGTCGACGGCCACCTCGTGGAACACCACCTCTAGCTCGGGCAGGTCGTACCCGACGTCGTCGAATCCGAGGTCAGACGGCTTCTGCAGGAAGATCGCCCAGGTGGAGAGCCACAGCCAGAACTCTCGTTCCTTGTGCGGGTAGAGGGTGAGGTTGTTGGCCTGGGTCGAGTCGCGTTGGAAGAACCTAGTCAGGGCCTGGCCGGTGTCCATCACGCCGAGGAATCCGGCGTAGTGGATCAGCTCCTTGTACCGGTTCGGTGATGGGGTGGCGGTGGCGACGAAGCGGTGCTTGACTTGGTCGAACAGGGCGAGGAAGGTCTGGAACGTCTTCGAGCCGTAGGACCGTAGGACGCTGGCCTCATCGAGGCTGGCGGCGTCGAAGAGGTTGGGGTCGAGCTTGCCGTCCCGGATACTCTCGTAGTTGGTGATGTAGATGCCCGGCCCGGCGCTCTGGTCGGCGGTGCGGATGAAGGTGACCGGGATGCCCAGTGTGGCGGCGTCGCGGGTGAACTCCTGACGGACACCGAGGGGCAGCACGATCAGCCCGGAGCCACCGGTGCGGGCAATGGTGAGCCGGACGGTCTCCAGTTGCATGAAGGTCTTGCCGAGACCGAACGCGGCGAAGATGGCCCGCCGGCCGCCGGCGACGGCCCACTGCACGATGGCGCGCTGGTGGTCTTTCAGCAGCGGGTTGATCTCGGTCAGTTCGACGTCGAAACCGTTGGCGTGCTTGAAGTCGACCTTGGACTCTAGGAACCGCCGATAGGTGCTCATCCCCGCCCGCCCTTCTCGGCAACTTGGTGCCAGCACGGGCACGGGATCGCCTTGCCGCGGCTGTCGGTCTCGGTGAGCCAGGGGCAGTCGTGGTTGTCGGGGTGGTTGCAGATCCGCTGCCCGCATCCGCGTGCCGCCAGCGGCGGGGTGGCGGTACTGGGTCGGCCGCCGAGTTCGGCGTAAGGCTCGGTCATGCCGCACGCTCCGAGAGGTGATCGAGCAGCTGGCGACCGACGAATTCCGTGTACGCCGGGGGCACTGACTCGCGCAGCCCGTCGCGGTTCATCCAGTCGATGCCGACCGCTGCCTTGGCCTCGGTCACGCCGGAGAAGTTGCCCACCAGATGGACGAACTCGCCGGGCTTGGCTGGCCGGCCCATCTTCGCCTGGGGTGCCTTGTGGGCGGGGTGCGCTGGGGCGGCGAGGGGCAGGTTGGACTCGAACAAGCGGTGCCGGTAGGTGCGCAGCCCGAACATCGCCCCGCACAGCTCCACTGGGTCTAGCAGTGGAGCTGCGGCGACGTTCTCCATCACCCAGCACGGGTGCCCCATTCCCAGCAGGATGAGCCGGGTCGGCGCGATGAGCCGCGGCCAGGCCTTGCCGTGCAGGCGCTGGGTGTCGCTGTAGCCCTGGCAGGGCATCGACGAGTGGATGGCGTCGTACTCGTGGCCATGCTCGGCCAGGTACTCCAGCGCGTCGGCCTGGATGAACTCGTCGCCGCAGTAGCGCGGCTGCTGGTCTCTGTCGACACCGGTCACGCGGAAGCCTGCGAGCTGGTACCCGCGGGTAGCGCCGCCCTGGCAGCATCCGAGGTCGAGCAAATTTGGCTGTGCCTTGGTGGCCTTCATGCCGCCGCCTTCGCCCGGTGCCGCTGAACCGTCCGGGTCGGCTTCTGGCTGGGCCGGGGGCGAGGGGAGTGCAGGATGTGCAGCCCGATCCGCTTTAGCCGCCGTTCCAACGCGACCTGATTGGTGCCGAGGCGCAGGGCGATGGTCTCGGCGTGGGTCTCACCGGTGGCGATGAGGTAGAGGTAGTCCTCGGCAAACGCCTGGGTGTTCCGCTCCCGTCCGTTGGCAGGGGTCTTCGCGGCCCAGGCTTGGGTCTGCTCGGTGATGTAGGCGCGGCGGGCGTCCATGCTTTGGGCGCATGGCGCGGCGGGCGATTGCTGGTGGTGCTTGACGTAGCCCTCGATCGTGCCGCGCAGCGCAGGGGGGCAGCACTGGTTGCCGGCCGGTGGGTACTTCGGCGCTCTCATCGGCTGGCCCGCCCTTCTGCTGCGGTGGTTGACAGTGCGCGGTTCGGTGCGCTGTAGAAGGCGCTCAGCTGGGCATCGGCGACCCAGCTCATGCTCGGTGTGGTGAGGACGACGAGCGCGCCTGTGGGCTGCTCCCGGTGCACCCAGATCTTGTAAGCGGTCATCTCGACCACCCGGCTGTCGTCGCCGAGGACGCCGGCGGTGGCGAGCGCGTCGAGGGTGGAGCGCAGCAGCTTGTCCCCGTCGGGCCTGTTGGAGTGCCAGGTCGGGGCGTTATCGCGGAGGATGCTCGCGTTTCTGCCGGTGCGGTAGTGGGATTTCGGGCGGCGGAAGCCGAACACGATGACGGCGCGGACCTGGGGCAGCGGCTGCCAACCCTGTTCGGCGGCGGCTTTCTCGGCGGCTGCGACGACGTCCTGCCGCCACGGCTTCACCTTCTTCGACGATTCAGTGAGGATCGTCTTGCCGGTCTTGCTGCGGAAGGCGGTCTTGCTGCCCTGGGCTCCCGGCTCGCCGGTCACCCGGAAGCGCAGCTCGGCGGTCATTCGGTCACCCCAAGAGCAGCCGAGACGGCCCGGTAGGTGTCGCAGGGAAACGGCACCCACTCCCGCACGGTGCAGCCTTCGCATACCCGGCCGTGAATGTGGTGTTGCAGCGGCACGTGCAGGTCCAGCACGGCGTTGACTGCTGCCAACAGAACGGGAACGTCCCTGCGAGCTGCGGCGATGAAGTCGGCGTTGAAGGTCCGCAGCCCCCGGTGTGGGTCCGTGGTCTCGGCTATGGGTAGGGCGGTATCGACGTTGGGGTCGCCCACCGGGTCCGCCAGGACCGCCATTGCCCACACCTTCCACGGCCCGGCGGTCGCGGCCTCTGCTCGCTCGCGGATCTGGTTCAGGTGTGCTCGCAGCGCGTCGGTCATCGCGCACCGTGCCGGGAGCGATTGTGGTCAGCGGCGAGGTGAGCCGCGCGGGCCGCGGTCATGATCCAGGTGCGCCAGTTGACGACGAGCGTGTAGGTGGGCCCGGTGTGCGTCGTCGCGCACCCCGCGTCCTCGCAGACGGCGCGGTGGCCCTGTCCGGGCACCTCGACTACCTGGGCGGTCATCCGAGGAGCCCCAGCGTCTTAGCGGCGCGCTCGACGTCATCCCACGGGCCACGTCGCCCGCCGTTGCGGTCAGGGTGGGTCCTGGCCTTGGCCATCTTGTACGCCTGCTCGATAGGCGTCCCCAGCCCGGTCTGGGAGTGCAGGTGCAGGACGCCCTTGGCCTGCTCCGGCGTCAGCTTGGCCGGCCCGGACTCCAGCGCCTGCCAGCCGCGGTACTGCTCGCCGGAGCGGGTGATGCCGTACCTATCGACCTTGCGCAGCGCCTCCAGCGAGAGGGCTATCGCCCGCAGGTTGGCCTGCCATCCGGGGATCTGCCAGTTCCACTCCTGCTCGAACTCGTCTGTCGCGAAGGTCAGATCGCCCTGACGGCAGGTGAAGCTGAGCCGGACGCCGGGGTGCTCGATCTTGGCCTGCGCGCGCAGCAACCCGTCCCGCCGCAGATCCTGGCCGCCGTTGCGGGTGACCACCTGGATCACGGCTCGGCCCTTGGTGTCGAGCATGTCGAGTTCCCGAGTCAGCAACTCGATCGTGTCTGCGTAGCTGGCTTTGAACGGCGGCGGCTTTCGCTGGCGGCTGCTCTCGGCCGGCCAGCGGTCGATGGGCTCGGTGACAATCTGGAAGCTCACGTCTGCCTCCGCAGGATCGCCGCTGCCCGATCGGCCAGCTCGAAGCGCCAGCCGACGCGGGACAGCCCTTTGAACGGGTCGTCCTCTTCAGCCTGCATCTGCAGCTCGGCGTCCATGACCGCGGCCTGCAGCCGGCGGTGGGTCAGGTCGTTGAACGGTCGCCGGGCGGCGAGGGACGCGATGACGGCCCAGCGGTCGGAGTCGCTGAGCGGGCTGATGCGCAGGCCGGTCATCACTCGCCCCGGCTGATGGCGTCGAGCACTTCCTGCGTGGGGCCGCCGACGATCTCGCCCTCGATGACTTCGCCGGTGCCGAGGTCCACAGTCTGGCCCTCGATGCGCTCCAGATCCGATGCCGTTCCGACCTGGAGCTTGATCGGTTCTGATGCGACGTCGCGAACCGCCCGCAGTTGCTCGCGGATGTACTCCGAGCTGGTCGGCACCCACTTCTGCAACTGCCGGACGGCGGACTTGAGCCACATCGAAGGCTCGTGCTTCTGCCACGGCGAGTACTCGGAGTCCGAGCCCTGCGAGCTGGCCTTGATGACGGCGATCGCGGCCCGGTTCAGGACGATCACCTTCGACGTGGCGCCGTCCTTCATCACCGCGTAGGCATAAACCAGCCGCAGCGAGCCGCGATTGTCGGAGTCCCAGTCGATCTCATGCTGTGGCCGCTCGTCGACGCCGGGGCGGTAGGAGAATTTGTCGTTGGAGTAGACCAGCTCGGCGACCACGGAGGCGATCGCGCCGGCCCGGTACATCAGCTCGATGTAGCCCTGGTAGCCGACGATTCCGAGGATCTCCAGCTGGCCGCGGACCTTGCGGGGGGTGAGGTAGTACTGCTCGGTGCCAGGCTCCAGTCCGAGGCGTGCGGCGTCGAGAAGGGCGGCGAGGAAGACGCCGGGGTTGTTCTGGGCGGCGATCTCCAGCTCGAACCGGTCACCCTGCTTCTTGCCCTTCTTCAGCGCGCCTTGGGCGAGACGCACCCACTGCTCGGGCTTGATGTGCGACGGGAGGACCGATGCGAAGTCGCTGCGGTACTGCTCGATCATTCCGCCCGGTCCTTTCCGTTGCCGTTCGGCGACGGCCTGGGATTCGCTGACGATGGTCATGACGCTGCGCTCATTTCGGTGTCGAAGGTGGGCAGGTTCCGGGCGGCGACCACGTAGGGGTCCCCGTCGCCGCGGGCTTGCCGGGTGGCGATGGTCTGGTTCAGGTAGGTCGCGGTCTTGGCGTTGCCCATGCAGTCGGCGAGGATCGCCGTGGCCTCCTGCGCGTCGGCCTGCGCAAGCTTGGCGACCATCTTGGTCAGGCAGAACGCCTCGGCCACCTTGGCAGGGACTTCGACCTTCACCGGGTCGATCAACGGGTGCAGCTCCCTGATCGCTGCGTAGGTCTGGTCGTGCGCGTCGATATCAGGCCGGACATCGCGCTCGACGTCGGCCAGGAACTCGGCCGCCGCCTCGCGCAGTGCCCGTTGGTCGGTCGGGTCGGCCTTGACGATGTACTCGCGGAACTGACCTTGGCTGCCGATGAAGACCTCGACGTAGCAGGTGTCGAGCGAGAAGACGTCGAGGTACCACTGGACCTGGCAGCGGTACCAGATGGGGATCTCGTCGGTGCCGGGCTCGCCCCAGTGGTCGTCGTAGAGGGCGTACTTGGCCTCAAGGAGCATCTGAGGCGCGCTAGTTTTGGTGAGGTCGAGGTAGTCCTGGGGGTCGGTGTAGATGAGCCCGTCGGGGTTGCCGATCTGCCAGCGGCGCTCGTGGTGTCGGAACGTGGCTTGTCCGCCGACGCGCCACTCGGGGTGGTTGTCGCGGAACTTCTGCACGATGGCCGGTTCCAGGCGCTTGCCGGCGTCCATGACTTCGGACTCTTCGACCGGCCCGATCAGCCCGGCCTTGCGATGCCAGAGAGCGAAGCGGGACTCCCAGGGCGAGAGGCCCAGGAGCGCGGCGACCTCTGACCCGCCGAGGCCGTGTTCTCGGGCTGCGTGCCACTCCGGACTCCCGGGCTCGAACCGGCCGACCAGGACGGCGCTCATCGGACACGCGCCGATCCGCGAACCGTCGCCGAGTACAGCCAGTCGATGCCGAGCACGATCAGGGTGATGGCCGCCGCGGCCACGCCGATCTGGAGCAGCCCTACCCAGTGCCGCGCGGCCTGCACGACGAGCGTGGCTAGCCCGGCGGCGCTGATCGTGGCGCTGATGATCACGAACAGGACGGCCCAGCCCAAGGCGTGCGGGTGCACGGCGCTGTAGGGCTCGCCGAGCTCGTCGAGATCGCGCGCGGAGGCGACCTTGCCGAGCTGTCGCACCGCGTCGATGTCGACGGGCCGGGCCGGTGGGCGGTCGTCGCGCCACTGGATGGTCATGACGCCACCGCCGGGGCCAGGTCGCGCAGTACCTGCTCAGCCAGACGGCGGAGCGACTCGATCCACTGGCACGTCGTCCAACCGAGTTCAGCGCAGGACTTGGCGCGCCATGCATGCCCGTGGTGGTAGGCCGGGTGAGCCTTGATTGCAGCCCGGAGGGTGGCTTCCACTGCCCGCCAGTGGTCAGGACCGGAAGCAGCGATCAGCACTGCGTCCGCGAAGCGCAGTCCCTCCTGTTCGATGTCGTCGCGGGTATACCAGTCCTCAACGGCCGCCTTCGCCGCAGCCTTCCCGGCTGCGTCTGCTGCTCGGGTGAGCAGATCCACCAGGTCGGTCATCACGCCACCGCCAGCAGAGCCTGGCCGACCAGAGAGATCCGCTGCCGGACAGCGCCGGTCAACCCGGCGTAGTCGGCCATCTCCCACAGCCGGTTGCCCTCGGCCACCAGGTCACACTTCTGGTCGAACGAAAGGCCGACCGGAGGGTCGTAGGTGGCGCGTTCGGTGGCCAGGATCTTGGCAGCCAACAGATTGGTCAGCAGCGGGTAGCTCGATGCGGCGGTCATGCGACACCGCCGGTGGCGCCAAAGTGGTCAAGGGCCGCGGGGGCCGCTTGCTGTTCAGCGGCCCCCGCGTCCGCCTGCGGTGCCGGGGTTGGCGCGGCAGGCGCAGGGGCATCGGTCGGCAGTTCCTCGGTGCAGTCGGGGCAGTCGGCCTCGCGGCCTTCGACACGAGTTACGACGCGCCAGCCCCTGTCATCGGGCTCGGCGTAGTGGTCGTGATGATCAGGCTCAGGACCGCACGGGTAGGGCTTGATTGCGTCCGGGTCCACTTTGTAGTGGTGCGCGCGCTCCCAGATCCACTCTCCGTCCGGGGTGTTGCGGCTCTCGGCCCACTCCCACGCCTCCTGGCCGGTGAGCCCTTGCAGCAGCGCGTCGGCAAACAGCGCACGGCCACGCGCCGCGATCAAGGCGAGCGTCCGGTCGACCCGTTCGCGCCTGCCCTCCGGGTCGGTCGCGAACCAGCTCGTTCCTTCGAAGTCGAACCCGATCGCTCGGGCGTACAGGTAGGGCACCTCGACCGCCAGCTCGCGGACCTCGCCCTCGGCGGGGTGCGGGTACAGCTCGTGCGCGTACCGCCGCTTCGTCCGGCGCTCCCCGCTCATGCCGCACCAGCCTTGATGTCGGCTTCCACGGCGCGGCGGGCGAGGTTAGCGGCGCAGCCCCGGTGAGTCTCCGGGTCGACGTAGCCCGCCTCCCGGTGATCGACCTGCCCGGCCAACTCAGCCTCGTGCAGCTCGGCCACGATGTCGGCCACGCGCTGGAACGCGTCGTCCTCGAGGTGCGGCAGCGCCATCGCGACGATCGGCCGCTCGTTCGGCGCCAGCTCCACGGGGCGAGTGGGGTCGGTGTCCGCGGCGATCCGGCCGGCCAGCTTCAGCAGATCCCTGGCCCGGGTGGCGGGCGGGTGGACGTCGGCCTGGTCGGGTTCGCAGGTGATGCGCAGCATCGCCGCGGTGTCGGGCGGCCGGACTGTCGTGGTCATGGGATACGCTGTCCTCTCAGGTAGTTGGTTGGGTCGGCGCTCTTGTCAGGGGAGCCGGCCCCGCTTTTTTGTGGGTCAGGCGGTCTTGCGGGTCTCGGCTGACAGGGGCAGTGCCCCGCGGAGGCTCGTCGCGACGGCGTCGCGCCGTTCCTGGGTCAGGGGCGGGGCTTGGGCGACGACTGCGCGCACTGCGGCTGCGAATTCAGGGTCGGCCATCCGCTCCCGGTGGGTGCTCATGCCGCGCATCCCTATCCCGTCGACTGGCTAGTCGCACTTGCCGATTGTCCTGTTCCACATGACACGGTGGGCAAGAAGAGACCCTTGGTGCCCAACGCGGCGGAGATCCGGTCTGCGAGATCTTGGGTGCAGCTGTGCTTGCGGCCGTCCCGCAGGTGGGAGATGAACGAAGGAGAGCAGTCAGCCGTTATTGCTAACTGTCGCACCGATACGCCGCGGGTCTTCATTACCTCTCGCAAGGCGTTCCGACTGGTCAGTCGACTGCTGGCTTCGCGTGACACTGGGCACCTCCCTTCGGATGCCACGATCATGCCCGTCTACCGTCTACCTGTCAAGTACGGCGTGCCGTCGGTCATGTTGAGCATGACAGAGGGTGAGCGAACTACATGTTTGTTCTTTCATCCCAAGTAGTTCCAAGCACGAAGATCACCACTATGGTCTGGGGTAGACACGCGATCGGACATCGACCGCGTCTCCTTTCATGTGGCCCCAGTGCCACTCGGCGCGACAGGCGGGCAGTGACGGTGATAGACCCCGACGTGCGGGAGGGTCCGACAATCTCGGAACTCGTCCAGCACTGCGTCGACCAAGGGGTAAACACCCGAGAATTGGCAAGGCGCAGCGAGGGCAAGGTGGCGCACCAGAGATTCGAGGATCTGCGCCACGGTAAGGTCGTCGGGTTTCCTCGAAGTGCTGAGGCTGTCGAAGCGCAGGCTCGCGCGCTTGGTGTCTCGGGCCACGATCTACTGCTCGCTTATGCAAGGCAGCTCGGAATCTACCGCGGCGACGAGCAGCCGTACCTAGCGTCGATGTTGCCCGCGAGCGCCAAGCGTCTCACCATCCGCCAAGCCCGACTTCTAGTCGACCTGATCGAGCAGTTAGCACCGGCAAGCACGGCCACCGTCCTCGATCTGTCTCGCTTCCCGCTCGAGGAGCTGCGTGACGTCACTGAGTTCTGGCAGGAGCTGGGCGGACGTCGCAATGACGCGTCGCCAGCCTTGGCCGCAGTGATGGGGTATGTCATGGCCACGATCGACGCCGCGATTGCCGACGCAACGACCGAGCAGTAACGATAAGGGGCCTGCACCTACCAGCGGTGCTCCACGCCCGCCTGATCCCGGCGACGCATCAGGTCGGACACGCTGTCCATCACCAGCTCGTCCATGTCGCCGCCGGCCGTGACGGCCACTCCTAACGTCGCGGGTACGCCGGCCGACGCGAGGCCAACCTGAATTCGGCTCATGAATAGGCGCCCAGCGCTGGCCGGTCCCACCTCCAGTAACACCGCGACCTGCCTGGTGCCGTACCGGCCCACCAAGTCGCGAGTGCGGGGATCACCAGACTTGGGACCGCGCCGCTGCCTGACCCCACATCCGAGATTGGCGACGATGGCCGCCTCACATCCGGGCTCGGATGGATCAATGATCACCAGGGCGACATACCCGTAACCGCTGTCGTCGAGCATCTGCTGGCCTTGGCTGCGCCAAGCCGCCTCCGCCCACAGGCCCGTGCGCGGGTCATACGCCCTGGTGCGCTGGATGGCCTCCCGCAGAGCTGACCGATGGAGGACTGCGAGGCACGGCACCGCGGCGGTGATCGAGGCTGGACTCCAGGCCATCGCCGCAGCGAGAGCGGCCCCTGATCCGATAGTGGTGATCTCAACGATCTGGCTGGCCAGGGAACAGAACATCTTGAGCACGGCGAACTGCCGAGCCGCCACGATCGCCGCGGCAATGAAGCCAGCACTGATTCCACAGAAAGCGAGGACCGCGAGTGCAACACCACCCCAACCCGGTATAGCTCTAGCAGTGAAGCCCGCCGCGAGTGCAGCTACAGCTGCTGCAGCAGCGCTGTACACGTACCGGTGCGGGTGGGCTGCCATCACCGCGCGGCGCGACGGCCAATCTCCAAGGTAGACAGCGGCAGTTACTAGAACTGTCGGAATTGGTGGCAGCAAAAGAGCACCAGTGAACACCCACACGCCGTGAAGTGCAGGGACTTTTCCCTCAGTCACGGCGAGTCGCAGGCGCTCAATCCGCAATAGGGCGTGCGAATACGTGACACTAACGAGCATCAAGAGCGCGCAGCTCACCAACTGATGGAGGTTCAATTTGGGACACCCGTCGACTTAGAACGTGAGGAGGTGCCTCATGTTCCGATTCACGTGGATCTGGCCGTAAGGTAGCCGGAAGCAGTCAGTAGGGCCCGGGGTAGCCGCCCTGGGCCTTACTTAATTGTCGCCTAGCACCTCCACGGGATAACCGATGTCACAGACCGTATCGGTTCGTCCCTATCGCGTCATCAGCAAAGAATGCCGAACTTGCGCGTGGGGTCCATCCCTGGCCTGATCGCTAATCGCAGCTCGCCCGGCGGGCGGCGCTGCCGACCCGGGCTGAGAGCGATGCCGGCGCCCTGCGGACCGGACTTTGTGCTGTGAAACACAGGGAGAAACGTATGGAGACCGTACCGACTGTGAGTCAGTAACGCCATACCCTGTGGTAACGAATCTGAAACTGTCACCACGGACCGGTTGCACGCCCTCGCAATGTAGGACATTCTCGGGCGGTGAGTGGACCCACGACGCCGCCCGATGGGCATAGCCAGGATCCGGAACTGGGAGCCGCTAGCCCTCGGCCGCGCGGCCTCAGGCGGGATACGGCGCCGCGGCAAGCGGGCGAGGGCAAAGACCGATGGTGGCTCACCCGCGTTCAGGAGCTCGATCGTTCGCTGAACCGAACCCCTGAAGCTCGGGCCGTGGCGAAATTGCCGACGCCCCCGGTGGATGCCTCTGGGTCGCCGATCAAGGTCGCCTCCGACGCCCGCCGAACGTTGCTGGAGGCCGCCATCCGCGATCGCGTCGGCCGCGGCGCGACGGTCGAGCTACAGCAGGAGTTCGCCGCCGTCCTGCGCTACCCGAGGCGTGTCAACCACGTCGCCCACGCCATCCTGAGCCTTCTGAGCTGCGGGCTTTGGCTGTTCGTGTGGCTGCTCATTGCCATCTCGTCGAAGGACATCAGGACCACGCTCAGCGTCGACGAGTACGGGCGAGTGCTGGAGATCCAGAACCTGTAG